AAAGGTCATCACCAGTCATAGCGTCACGGATGGTCTTGCCCGGTGGAATGTAGAGATCACCATCTCCAGAAAAGTTCCAATCATGGCTAACAGTATCTTCTGGATCTGTGCGATCAAATGCTCTAATGGTTAGGCCACTGCGATCTTCATCCTGCCAGTTTAGTTTAATCTGTGCTCGTTCGTCACTGTCACCTTCACCATCTGGATCACCACTGTAGGCTCGAATAAGTTGTGTGCTTTCGCTTTCAACAGTTACGTTGATCCAACGCATTGAAGTTGTACCATCGTCACAGTCTTGTATGAATCTACCACCACTGACGCCTGTTTTAATGTCGCCAGGAGCAGTTAGCGCACCATCTGTGCCAAAACGCCAAGTATAACTGTCGCTCGATGTACCAAATGAAACCATGCCACCACCACTGAATCCAGCGGTAATATCTTGAGCAACATGAATTTTCCACCAATTACCAGGTTCTTCAACAACGTCTGTGATTGTAGCAGTTATGGGTGTTCCCCATGAGGTGGTCACTGTGTCACCTACGCTGACAGAAGAGCCTAAGTTAGGATAGGTATCGTGATCAATAAACAACCGCCAAACGCCACCTGGTGGCACAAGTTCATCTACTGTACCAACTTCAATATTCTGTGGTCCAAGGTTTCTATTGTCTGTGCCAATCTCCACACCATATGTGGCGGGATTAAGTTCGGATCCAGGTAATTTAACATAGTTGTAGTCGTCACCTAGGAACAGGTCACTAGCGGGCGGATTACTGTTACTACCGTCAAAGGCAATGTGGAAGTGTTGTGCTACACCTGGCACTTCCATGTTGGTACCCATGGCCAATGTGCCTCTATTGGTGGCCAAGATCATTCCGTCATTGTTTGTGATAGTGTCTTCGTTGAATGAGAAGTTTCCAGTGTTGGCATTACCACCACCAACGTTCTCAACTTCACCTGCTCGCATTTTAGGACGGAAAGGAATCTGTGTCCAGTTGGCCGTGTTGAATGACACAAACGGATTAGGCGTTGTAGTGGCCCACATGTTGGCTGCTTCCACACGAGTCTTGTCAGCGGCTAAAAACACACCTGGTGTTTCAACCGTGATCTCTTCAATTTCGCCATCGTCTAGTTCGTCAACACTGTAAGTGGCCGAAACATAATCAGCACTCTCAATGGCGCTGCCACTTCTATATACATATTCAGCATTGTCTATAACTGTGACAGCATTTTCATTGCTGCCAAATGTGTCTGGGTTATTGCCGTCTCGATCATCTACTTCTTCTACAAAATAGTTGGCAGCTTGTGTAACGCCAGGAATAACAACACCAGTTGCACCTGCTTGTATGTTAACGCCGCCTAGTGTTAGGTCAGCTCCTTGTATTGCGAAAGGTTTGTTTGCCATGTTATATTATTCCTTAATCTCTAGTTGCCGTTTCTACGGAGTATATTCTTAAACTTGCACCGCCAGTGGGTGAAGCTGTGCCTGTTCTAGTTCCCACAATCTCAATCAAACCAGTTGTTGGATTGCGGTCTACTGTGAATGTCATCAGTGGGGCTACACTGGTATGTGTTACACCGTATACAGATATTACGGGTACACTGGTATTATCCCAACCTCTCACAGCAATCACAGCTTCACAGACCTGAGTTTCCCAATTGCCAGTGCCACCAGTTTCATTGCACTCTACTTGGATGGTAAGTTTGGCGCCGCTGATGTAATCTGCAGTGGCAGTCCATACAACCTTTGTTAGTACTGTGGTAGCAAGTTGGTTCAGTGTTGTTTTTGTCCAACTACCACCAGCATCTGTCAGTACACCATCTGTGCCAAAGTACCATTGATGAGTGGTAGGCAGTGCTGGATCGGTGGTATCAACTGCTTCTAATGAAATACCTTCTTCACTGTTGATGTGGAAACCCATTCCCGCGAATATACGTGAGTTACCATTGCCAAACAGTATTGGCTCACCACTTGGTAGTGTTAACGCACCGTCAGTGCCAAAGTTCCAACTGTTTCCGCCTTTAGAAATAGTAATGCCAGCGCCGTCACCCGCTGGAACATATTGCGGGAAGTTTGTATAGGTATTCGGAGTAGCGCCAGTGTAGATGAATATCAATGTGTTACTGGCCGCAAAGGTAGTAAATCTGTTGCCCATGCCTGTGGCTGTGACTGTCCATACACCAGTAGACACTTGAACACAACTGGTAATTGGATAACTGTCGCCTTGGTTGAACCAAACCCTTACTCCAATACCTGCTAATATGTATTCTCTTATCTCTTCTGCCTCAACATCTGATAGCAGTAGTTTTATGGTGTTTGTTCCAAAGTTTGCAGGGTTGGTATTGTCGGGAGTTTGAAAAGTTCTATCAATAAGTATGCCAAGAATACCAGGACTGCCAACGTAATCATTTATAGTGCCGTTGTTTGGTAATGTTAGCACACCATCTGCGCCCAGTACAACTTCGTTGGCACCATTGACTAGCCTGCTGCCTGCGCCGCCTGCATCACCAGCAAAGTAATCCAAAAGATTCCAGGTCTTAGTACCATCGCCGATTTTCATTTTGCCTGTGTCGGTTTCAACACCTGGCTCACCCAGTGACAGTACAGGATTGATGTTTTGCCATCTTGTGGCTGTATCTCTTCTTAGTTTAATTCTGGTTGCCATTTTTATTATTCCTTGTTATCGGGCGGTCATACGACCATCAAAATCTTACGTGCATTGCCTACGTTTGAAGTATCTACTAGATAACTGCGGTCAACACGGGCTCTGATCCATACAAAATTACCACGTAATGTCCATCCAACTGTTCCGGTATCGCCATGCGCACCGGTTGGATTGTCAGGGTCTTGGGGATACTGGGCATAGTTTGATGCAGTATCAGCAGTGCCGCCATCGATATCTCCGCCAGCATTGGCTGACGTTAACTGTACTTCAAACCAGTCAGCTTCTGCAGGATCGGCTACCAGAGTAGCTTCTATGATAATTCTTCCGGTAAAATCCACAAGATCTGCACTGATTGTGTGCCAGCCACCATTCACAGCCGTGCTGTAATAACCGGCAGCTCGTTGGGCCGATCCGGTCTGATTGAGCTGTGCCGCATCGCCATTTAGCAATGTTGTTGCTGGTTTTGGCATGTGATTACTCCTTGATAACTTCTACAACCACTGCATCACCAACCATCTCTTGTACCACTGCTTCTAGACCAAGCACAATGTCTTGCCCTGCAATAGCCTGCGCCGCATCGCTGTCTTTAACCAGCTTGCTGACCTTGATGATAATGATTTCTTCGTGTATTTTCGCCATAAGAAAACCTCCGTGCTGTATTTATGGGCCTAGGCCCAAAGCAACGGAGGTTAGCTTGGAGAGTTTTGCTTATCGTCGACGTTTTAGCTGTTGATACAGGCTTTCTAACGGCTGTCCGTTAACACGAACCACGCTACGGAAGTTCAGCACTTTATGGGCGCCGCTGTCTATGTCTCGCCCAACGAAGCTCAATTCCCCAGCTTCTTCTACCACGTGATTGAGATCAATCACCGTGGTTTCGTTTATGCCCGGCTCTTTGATCTGGCATTCTACTAGGCTATGCCTGGTTACCAGGCTTCTCTCTAGCATCTTGCGTAGCAATCTTTTCTTGTTGGCTGAGTTCATTGTGTGTAATTACCTTGTCAATTTTGTGCACTGCATCTGTACAGCTAAGACTGATCATCATTATCAGTTGTTCGTCATTACAGTATAGCAGTTTTTCTCCGGATTGCCAAGAGAAAAATGAACTAGGGTGTCCAATTGTAATGAAATCTTCCAGACTACGATTGACATCGTAGTCATCTCCCAGTACCAGATCTTCTAGTATACGAGCAAGTGCAACAGCTTGTTCAGGTTCCGGGTGTAGCACCACTCGATATCTATAGCGGCCTTTCCACAATATCTTTCTTGTGCGTATTTTTGGACTGGCCATTGCATGCTGTTGATGTGCATCATCTAATGGCCCCCAAATTCCTATAACATGATCTTTGAATTCCGTAGCAAGATTCTTCACACATGTTTGATTGTACAAGTACACATTGAGTCCAGAATCTTGCCTGAAACGAAAGTCCTTGTCGCTGCTGAGTTCTCTGGCACGATCTCTGATCAGAGCATGTAATTTGCGATATTTCTGTAGCTCAAATATCTGTGACTTTGGCAACATTGAGTTTACCCAGTTGCGCCTGATCGGAGTGTCATTTACATCTGCTCCCCGGAAAAGTATCTTGTACATGAACATGCCAAAGTAAGGACGTTCGATGATATGATACTTGAATCCAGGAAAGTTTCTAGCTTGTCGGGTCATACCTGAGACTAAAATCGTTGCCATCGTAGTCAATGTTCACATTGCCTTGATTCCAGCTCTCAAACAGTACCTTGCGGCTCAGAGGCTTCTTGATGCGTTCGTTGATCACACGCTTCATTGGACGAGCACCCATTGTCTCAGAATACCCTTCTTTCAGCAATGCATCACGGGCGGCATCAGTTAGCTTGAGTCGCAAATGACGGTCGTCTGTGTCCAATTGCTTGTTCAGGGCACGTATGAACTTGTCAGCGATGCTTGCAAGCACTTCGGGCTTGAGTCTTTCAAACTCAACCACTGCATCCAGCCTGTTGCGGAATTCTGGTGCAAAATGCTTGTTGACTGCGTCTGTGATAGCCGAAGTGTTGAGCGAGCTACCAAAGCCAATCACTTTCTTTTCGCTGGCAGCGGCACCCAAGTTAGATGTCATGATGATGGTGGCATTTCGCGCTACCACCGTCTTGCCGTTACTGCTGGTCACGATGCCATTGTCCATGAGTCCCAGCAACACATTGAGAATGTCAGGGTGTGCTTTTTCAACTTCGTCAAACAGCAACACAGAGTTTGGACTCTTTTCAAGATCATTGATCAACTTGCCTGAACCTGCACCACCATCAGCATAACCAACATATCCGGGAGGGCTACCAATCAAGGTAGCGATCTTGTGTGGCTCCATGTACTCGCTCATGTCGTAGCGCAACAGCGGAACACCAAGCCCTGTTGCCAACTGCAATGCCAGTTCAGTCTTGCCTGTACCAGTCGGGCCAGCAAACAAGTAACAGCCCATTGGACGCTCTGCATCTTTCAACCCAGCACGTGCAATGTACACAGCATCCAGCAATTTGTCCACAGCAGTATCCTGTCCAAACACATTGGTCTTGATGCGGCTTTCCAGTTCCAGCACGCCGATCTTTTGATCTTCGCTAACCTGGCTGGTTGGAATACGTGCCATCTTGCTGATCTGTTCGCGCACAACATTGGCATCAACTGTGCTGTCTTCAATACCACGCACACGCAGTCTGGCCATGGCAGAGTCCAGCACATCAATGGCCTTGTCTGGCAAGTAGCGATCCAGGATGTGTTGACGACTGAGATCAACTGCTAGATCCATGGCTTCTTCTGTGACACCAACCTTGTGGAATTCAACATAGCTGGGCATCAGTTGGCGTAACATGATCTTGGTAGATTCAGCAGTCATTTCTTCAACGTCTACCTTGGTAAACCTACGCAATAGTGCACGATCTTTTTCAAAGTGCTTGCGGAACTCTTCGTATGTGGTACTACCAATGCAACGAATACTACCACGTGCTAGGCTTGGTTTCAGCATTTGCGCGGCATCCATTGCACCGTTGCTGCCTGCACCTGCACCCATGATTTGGTGGATCTCGTCGATGAACAAAATTGCATCATCTCGCTGTTCCAGTGCGTTGATGATCATTTTGAGACGCTCTTCAAATTCACCGCGGAACTTGGTACCGGCAAGCAATGCCGCAATGTCCAGGCTGTAGATGGTTTGATCTTTAAGTGTGTTAGGAACTCGACCTTCTGTGATCATACGGGCCATACCTTCAACCAAGGCAGTTTTACCTACACCGGGTTCGCCGACCAGGACCACATTGTTCTTCTTACGTCGTGCCATGATGTCTACCATGTTGGTAACTTCATCTTCTCGCCCAATTAGCGGATCAACTTTGCCCTTCTTGCTTTCTTCGTTGAGATTCACACAGAACTTGTTGAGAATTTTGTTAGAATTGCGCTTGGTATCTTGCACCGGGTCGCTGTCTTCTGTGGAAATTTCTGTAAGTGTTTTCAGCACAGAATTCTTGTTCAATCCTGCTTGCTGTAAGAAGTATGATGCATGGCTATTCTTCTCGCTGAGTATGCTGGTCAGCAAGTCAACGGGGGATATAGAATGGCGGCCGGAAAATAGTGCTTGCATGAATGCACGATTGAACACACGCTCTAATGTAGCAGTTTTGCGCGGCCGCACCAAACCTGGTACACGTATTTCAGTGGCATCGGCCAACCATTGATTCACATGATCAGCAATGATCTTGTAATCAATCTGCATTTTCTCCAGCAGTGATAACAGTTCTTCATCTTCCAGCAACACACTGAGGATATGCTCCAGTGTTACATACTCATGTTCGTGGCTGTGTGCAAGTTCATGTGCACGACGAATTACTTGACTGATACGCTCTTCGTTTTCCATTATTTGATACCTTTTTTAAGCCACTTGGATTGACGTTCACGTGCCATCTTAAGACTGAGCTTGGCGGCACGATCCACAAAACAAACTCCATCTAGATGATCTAGTTCATGCTGGAAACATCTAGCAATAATTCCGCTAAAGGTTTGTTCCTGTTTGTTGCCTTCAACATCCTCATACTGTACAACTATGTCGGTATGTCGTTTGACATTCAGCCATAGTCCTGGAAAACTCAAACAACCTTCTTTGCCCATTTCCATTTCTATGCTGGCTGATATGATCCTGGGATTGAAACATGCATACATGCGATCCTGATTGCCCATCACAAACATCCGATAATTTTTACCCACCTGCGGAGCCGAAAGTCCGAGTCCGTTGGTAGCAAACATCAATCGAAGCATGTCCTTTACCAGTGTTTCAGCATCTTCCTGTCCTGTCCATTCTACACAGGATTGCCTAAGCGCAGGGTGGTCTTCTATTACAAGGGATAAATTTTGCATTGTTCTATTTTACTTGTTCTCACGCATGATGTCAACTAGTTTTTTGTCTAAATCTTCTTCTTTCAGTCTGGGTACTTTCATATTTAATTGAACGTAGAGATCTCCATTGTTGCTACTACCATTGGATTTAGGCATTCCGGATCCGGCTACTCGCATGCGCAGTCCTGGGCGAGCACCTGGAGGAATGCGCATTTGTAACAGTCTACCATCCAGCGTGGTCAACGAAATATCCTTGCCCAACATGGCATCAAATATAGATACTTCCTTTTCGGTATGTAGATCGTCACCATCTCTGCGGAAAGATGCATGCGGCTTTTGTGCTATGAGTATGAATACATCACCCGGCACCACGCCGGGTATATGTGTTGACGCCGCTCCGGGATATCTGATCCTGGCGTTGCTGGGCATGCCTGGAGTTATGTTTACGTCCAGCTCAATATAAGCACCGCGGTCAGGAGTCATTATGCGTATCTTGTCAGACTTGCCATGGTACAAGTCTTCCAGGGAAATAGCATACTCCACACTTAGGTCTTCCATACGTCGCATACGCTGATGCTGGAAACCAAATGGCGGAGCACCAAACCCTTCACCAAAGTGTGCTGACCAACCAAAGTGATCTCCAGGGTTGAATCCTGCACCCGGAGGTGGTTGGTTTGCACGGCCCGACGTTATGTCATCGTATGCTGTTTGTATGTTTTTGAATTCGGCTTCATCACCACCGCGATCTGGATGGTGCTTCATTGCCAACTTACGATAAGCCTGCTTGATGTCCTCAGGGCTAGCGTCTCTGGAAACCCTAAGTGTTGCCCACGGATCCATTACTTCTCCGCGGGTTTGTCTTCAGTTGCTTCGTAATACTTTTTCAACGCGGCAATCACTGCCTTCTGTTGTTGCATAAAGCGACGCAGTTCTGCCACATTCATTGAAAGATTCTGATAACCTTGAGGAGTCAATGCAAACAATGTCACACTACCACCCTTGCTTTCAATTTCCTTGAATTTCTTTTCGTAGTTTTCTTTGGTAATAACAATCCATTCAAACGGGAGTTGTTGTACCGGCTGAGGAGATGGTACTTCTAGTCGGGGTCTTTCGACCACTTGTGGTTTTACCACCAATGTTTCTTTAGTAGATGCGCATCCTGCTAGTGCTAGTGCTAACAATACAGCGGATAGAATGTGTGTGTTTTTCATTGTTTAGCCCTTTTAATTTTGCTTGGATCAACAACAACTCTGGAAGGTGTTGTAGGCTTTGATGCTACTGGTGCGCTTGCTGCCGGCGTCGGCGCAGTTGCAACTTCGGGTGGTCCTTTGTATGCTGGCAGTAAGTTTGAGCACATGGTGTTGCGAACCTTACCTGCTTGTTCATCTGCGGTTAAATCGGAACCACTTACAATTTCGTTACAACGATGAGCATCACGTGTGCCTCTGTTGATGCTTTCTTCAATCTTCTCTGGTTCTTTGTTTGCCAAGGCCGCAAAATCTCTCGGCCGGCCTGCGCTGGTCTGATTGAACTTGTTTTCAAGTTCTCTACGACCTTGTTCTGCTTCCACGAGTTTTTTGTTGAGTTCTGACGTAGCGGCTTGCATACGCCCTATGTCTTTCTGTATAGTTTCCATGGCCTGCTTTTGGCTATCAACTACATCAGTTAATCTTGCTTGGCGTTCGGCAGCTAATGCCAGCTCGCCTCGGAGGTTTTGTACATAGAACCATGCACCTGTTGCGGCACCTGACAATGCCAACATGATTGCAATTTTCAATCCTATTCCGCTTAATCCAAACATTTTATTTGTACCTGTATGTTATGCGACACTTAGATAGGTCGTATGCGCTGACTTCAACATCTACCTCGTCGTTGACCAATATCTTGATATTGTTCTTGCGAACTTTGCCGGATATATGTCCAATCATCACATGCCCATTCTCTACTTCTATCTTAAACAATGCGTTGGGCAACACATCGATTACCTTACCTCTGATCTTGATTGTTTCTTCTTTTGGCATGCATCAATAGTCCGCTAAAAATTTCATTCGCTTTTGTATTTCCTGCTCATCATTTGATGTAACTTCAGTTTCGTCAGACGGAACTTCGGGATACACGTCATGTGCAATGTCCCAACGATAAGGACTTTGCAAGATGCTGGACTTGAAATTTTCTTCAGTAAGTGGCTGTGGTCGGTCTTTTCCTGGGCAGGTAAAAGTGATTGATTCAAACACTTTACCAATTAGCCTTTCTGTGTGTTCAAACACAGAAATAATGGTGTTCCACATGAGATGACTGCGCTCAAGTTCAATGAACACATAATAATTACCTTTGTTATCAGGTGCTGGACTAATATCGACATCCCACAGTTTGAATGGCCCACGCTCAATGAAGTCTCCTAAATCGTGTGCGGCACTTTCTTCTGTTACTGGGATAGCAATAACAACAACACTACGGTCTTCACCTAGTTTGCTCTTAAATTCGTCTATGCTGATCTGTGACATGACCAGTCCTTCTAGATCATTAGGCCTCAAGCTCATTATCTGCTCCTGTAGCTATGTTAGATTCAAGATCCTGATCGTAGGCTTGATTTACTGAATCCAGGTCAACAGTTGAACTGGAATTCATGCGATCAGCGGCCGCTTCACCGTCAATAAATCTACGTGGTATTTTGATTGTTACAACCCACACAGGGGTCTTCTTCATCTTGGGTCTTGGTTTTTGCGTCAGCGGATCTATCATGAGATTGGCGTTGCCTGGCTCTGCAGCCATTGGCTCCACATAGTAATCTCTGCTGTAGTAGACTTTGCATTTTCTATTGGTCAAACGCAATGCGGCACTGGGATCTGGCATCAGCTTTAGCGGCCACATAAATGCGCATTCTACCCAGTAACGTGTGACATTAGGTCCTTCAACTAGTTCACCCTTGATCCAGTTTTCGTAGGCATACATGTCCATTTGGTCTAAAACACGTTCAAATTCCAGCATGACTTCCAGCGTGTTCTCGCTCACAAAAACGTCATCAATAGTGTTAAAAATATCAAGTTGGTTTCTCATGCAGTTATTTAGCGTTCACCCCATTTGAGTACATTTATCAAAGTTGCCATGTAAATACTGTTGGACCCAAGGTCCGCTGGGCTCAGACGATTTAACCTCCAAGGAGAATCTAGTGAGCAAAAGAACCAACCGAGCGCCAAAAGAGCGCAATGTAATAAGCTTCAATGAGTACACGAAGCGAGCACAGACACAGGTACGAATCGTACCACGCAATCTGCACCAGGAAGATTACCTGGCGCTGTTAGAAGATTCCCAAAAAAACATCATATTTGCACTTGGACCTGCGGGTACAGGTAAAACCATTATGGCCGCAATGTATGCTGTTAGGGAACTCAAAGCTGGCAAGATCAACAAAGTAATCGTGACTAGACCAGCTGTAAGCGTGGACGAACAGCATGGCTTTCTGCCTGGCACATTGATAGAGAAAATGGCACCCTGGACTAGACCAATATTTGATATTTTTGAACAGCACTGGTCAGTCAAAACTGTAAATGACATGGTATCTGAGAACGTGATTGAAGTAGCACCATTGGCCTACATGCGCGGACGCACATTCACGAATGCAATCGTGATTGCTGACGAAATGCAAAACGCAACACGTGAACAGATGAAAATGTTGTTGACTAGAATAGGACCTGGCTCTAGAATCATAGTAACAGGCGATCTAGCTCAACATGATCGAGGCTTTGCTGAAAACGGCCTTAAAGACTTCATGGAAAAACTAAAGGAGAAAAATTCAGAGTATCTAGCATCAGTTGTCTTCACTGCACAGGATGTTGAAAGACATCCTGCGGTAAGTGAAGTTTTGAAGATCTACGGCGACGCCTAAAACCAAATCTGGCCCAGCACCTTGGGTTTCGCTTTAGATTATTTTGACAGGATGAGATCAGCGATCTCGTTCCAGTTGTAGGCCCTAATGACATTGTGTGGACGATCATCATTGTTGTGTTCGTGATCCACAAGTATACACCTTAGGCCTCTTACTGCACCAGCCACGGCATTTTCAGTCTTGTCTTCAACCCACCATAAGTTTGATCCGCGATATGGTTCTAGCGCATCATCTTTATCTGCACCGGTTGGCAAGTGTACAAAGAAATCAAACACATTGGTAAAATGTCTTTTTAGGTTGGCTTCGCGCTGACGGCAAGCATGCTCAACATCTGAATGGCTGGAAATCACGCCAAACTTGTAGCCGTTACGGGCCAATCGTGCAACACCTTGCACCGCATCTCTAAGCGGAAGCAATTCCCCCACTGCCTTGCTCTCATTGAATTCTCGAATCAGTTGCTTGCCTTGATCGTACTCAACGTCAATGAAGCGTTCATTCATTAGATATGCATGTTCGTTGCCTGGCACATGTCTAAATCCTTGATCAAGCATCCAGGCATCAAATCCGGCCGCCCAGTTTAATAATACTCCATCTACGTCAGTCAATATCACTTTTGTCATGCGGCTACTCTCTCCAGTTCAATCATTGTTGCTGCCAGGTTGATCTCAGGGTCGCTCACCATGCCGTGATTGACAATGCCCTGTCGTATGACCAGCAATGCTGAATCTTGCTGATCAGGTGTTGATCCCCAAAACTCCAAGTTACGATACAGGAAGCGGAACATGTCTTCATACTCGTCGCCTGCAATCTGCTTGATAGCCAGCTCACGTGCTTCACGATATTTCTTCTCACGGAATAGTGCTACCATCTCAAGCCTGTAGTCGCGCTCTGCTCCGCCTTCCGCTGCCAGCGTCAGCGTACCAGTTGTGCTGTGCTGTTGTAGATTATTGATGGCTTTGCGCATGTCTGGATAGCTGGCTTTGATAAAGCTAGAAAACGTGTCAATGTCAAACTCGATATTTTCTTTGACCAAGATCTGCGCAAGGTTACGCATGAACTGTTCTTCATCCAGCAGTTTGAAGTGAAAGCCTTGTGTCCTGCTGTGTATAGCAGGCATGATCTTGTTGGGATAGTTACAGGTGATAATGATGCGCAACACGCTGGCATATTCTTCCATGATGCCACGCAGTGTGGCCTGTGCGTTCAGTGACAAGTAGTCTGCTTCGTCTAGCAACACTACCTTGAAATCACCAAACGGATTGGTTTGGCCAAAGCTGGTAATTTTGTTTTTGATAAACTCAACACCGTTGTCGCGACTGGCGTTGATATGCAGGAAGTCCATGGGCTCAATGTCAAGTGCTTCAACTAGGATCTTGGCCAAGGTGGTCTTACCTACTCCTGCACTGCCACTCAACAGCAGATGCGGGATATAGCGATCTGCAATCCACTGTTCCACTTGATGTTTTTGATTATCGTCCATCCAGACATAGTCTTCGATGGTCTTGGGTCGATATTTTTCTACCCAGAGCTCTTTAAGTGCCGCCATGTTATCCTCTCAGTTGTGTATGTGTAAGTGTAGCGCATTGCGCCGAGGAAGTCAAGTTTATTCTTCTTCGTCGAGCTCTTCTGGTTTCTCATCTTGCACAAGAATGCAAGCGTTTGGATCTATCTGAGCGATCCGAGTTGGCTTGTCACCACCTAAGTCTAATCGAGTGTGTTCGGTCCAGCGACCGTATTCAACTAATACCCATTGACCGGGTTTGACCCAATCAATTTTGTCTCCAACAGCATAGATCTTTGTCCAGCGAGGACGAATACCGTTTTCTTTTCCTAGGTCATCTCTTACAATGATATTACCAAATCTACGTTCGCCAATATAAACTGTACCAAGTATTTTTTCTGGCAATGGTTTAAGTTTCAACATCATACAACCTCTACGCTTCCGTCTGCATAAGTGATTTCGGTTTTTTCTTCGCCGTTCTTGTCCATAAACACACGACGACCAACAACCTGCTGTGACGGGTCTTCGGTTGTGGCAGCGGCAGTTGCAGACACTGTTGGTGCAACCTTGGGTGCCACTTTGGCCTTGGGCGCCTGTGACACAAGACGCTCGTCTGGATCCTCGTTGATGCTTACCTTGGCAACCGCCTTGGGATTTTTTCTATGGTACACATCATTGACTTGCTTTGCAGTTGCGATCACTTCGCCTCTTGCATTTAATACATCGCCACGTGCATTTCGCCCGCTGTTACCTACCGCAGTGGTATCTCCGTGTTGGTCAGCAAATGCTGTCATATTAAACTGTGTACCACGAAAGGTTACATGTTTTGCCATTTAAGGAACTCCTTGATTTCTAAGTTATATTTCATACTGTCTATTTTATGTATGCCTATTAAGAAAAGGCAATAGCTGGACACGCTGGATCCTCGACCCACTCCCCATACTATCTTATTTTCTCGCATAAGATCTACCAGATATATCAAAAATCTCAGTAATGGATATAATCCGCCGGATTTGTAAAGAGACAATTCAGTTGCTACTCTTATCGCTTGTTCTTCTGTTGATATCTTATCGGCAAACCAAGACTCAATCTCTATGTTGACATACTCTTCTGGTATTTGCCAACAGTTGGTCATTTCATCTGGAGTACGTGCTTCATGCATTTTGATAGTAAACGGCATGGGCAATGCCAGATCCTTTACTGCACGTTGTACATTTTCAAACAATGCGTCGTCGTCAACAAACAGTTCTTGATGCTTATGCCCCCGGTACATCAACTCAATGATGTCTTGTTCCGACATGATCGGAAGTCCTGTTGCATCTGTTTTCATATCAACCAATGAGCCCGTCAAACTGTTCTCCATTGTCTTTGCTTCCAAAGCGTTTCATTGATCTTTCAGAAAACTCTCTTGAAAGAGCATCCTTGACTGCATACATTTGCTCAATTACACTTTGGCTTGCACCAGAATTAAATGCCGCTGATATTTTCTTATCCACATCTGACATTTTAGACAATATTTGTTCTTCTGTCAAGAGGCTTGCATCGAAAAATGGATTTGTTATGCTTTGATCAACACCATAACCATTAGACATTGAAACTCTCCCCGCATCCACAAGATCCTTTGGCATTGGGATTCTCAAACACAAAGCCTTCTTTGAGTTTTTCTTTCTTCCAGTCTATTTGCAATCCCAGGATATACAACAGACTTTTTGGATCTATAAAAATAGAAACATTTTGATCCAATACAACTTTATCTGCTAGCGGATCTTCCCGTTCACAGAATTCCAAAACATAACTGTGACCGCTACAGCCCCTGGTGTTTACTCCAATGCGTATACCTAATGTATTTCCACCGCGATTACGCACGGATTCTACGATTTTGTTCTTGGCAGTATCAGTCACAGTTATGATTGGCGTTGTCATAACATCATCCTCTCAAGATCTTGTTCTTGATATCTTCTTTATTCATGCGGCCGTTTACTGCAACGCCAAGTTCTTTGGCCTTGGCAAGCAATGCTTTCTTGTCCATGCTTTCCAGCTCTTTTGCGTTGGCCTTGGGGGCAACTTCAACTGGCTTGACTTCTGTTACTTTGATTTCCGGTGCCTGCTTGACAACTACTGTTGCTGTTTCAGTGACCGCTGGCTGCTCGATTCCGCCCTCAGGCTTGCCGGCCAGCCATTCCATGATCTTCTTGAACATATTATGCTCCTTTAGTTAGGATGCTTACGGCGATAGTCTTCTATCGCAGCCTTGATAGCATCTTCAGCCAGGATACTGCAATGTATCTTGACTGGTGGCAATGCTAGTTCTGTTGCTATCTCAGAATTCTTGATAGCCTCAGCTTCGCTTAAGGTCTTGCCTTTGACCCATTCAGTGACCAGGCTGCTTGATGCTATCGCACTTCCGCAACCATAGGTTTTGAATTTTGCATCTTTGATGATGCCAGTAGCATCATCAACTTGTATTTGTAATTTCATAACATCACCACAAGCAGGTGCGCCAACCATACCAGTACCAACGGAAGGATCAGACTTATCAAGACTGCCCACATTTCGCGGGTGCTCATAATGATCTATGACTTTTTCGCTATATGCCATGATTATGGACGACTAGGCCAAAGGCCTTGCGTTACGATTACAGCACGTGGACCATTGTTCCAATTAGGATCAGGTTTGCCATCAGCACTCTTTGGTCTTAGATCCGGTAAGCAGAAGTTGTCTCGGCCATTGCCGCCATATCTTGTGCCTAGCAATGAATACATTGCCGCATTATTGTTGTTGACAGGCAGACATTGCCCGTTTGCTTCTACTGTTCCCATCGGTGCATAGGTAAATGCAACCCACATAATTGATGCGATAAATGTTTCCATGTCTCTCTCTCCTTAAACGAGTCTTTGATTAATGACGTCCCAATCAATGATGCGCCATATGTTTTGCAGGTACTTCTTTTTGTCGCTTTGATAATCTAGGAACCATGCATGTTCCCACCAGTCAATGAGCAACACGATCTTCATGTTGTCCTTGTATTCGTGATTCTTGATAACACGTATTTCGCCACGGTTATCCATGTATAACCAACCTGAGCCTTGTATGCTCATGGCAGCCTTAGTTATCTCTTCCTGGAAATTGGCAAAAGATTCGTATTTGTCATTGATGATTTCTAAAGCTCGCCCGCTGGGTTTGTTGCTTGACTTTGGCTCTAGAAATTGTGAAAAGTAAATGTTGTGCAAACGTGCACCACCATAGTTGAAGTTGGCGTCGCCTTCGCCTTTGTTGTATCGATCAACATAGGCCCTGGCCAGCTTGCCATAATGCGCATCTAGGGTGGCTTGACTCATTACAGGATCCAGATCTGTGCGCTTGTAGCGCAAGCGATCCTGCTCTAGAGGAGCTCGTTCGGCTTCCTCTAGTATTTGTCTCATTTTTCGGTATTCAGTAATCAATGACATTTCCTTTGCTCCAAGATGTATATTTAACCAGCATCAGCAATCATGCCGGATACCTGCTTGGCGGTGTATGCACCCAAAGTCCATCCTAGATGTCCGTGTCCTGTGTTAAACCAGATATTCCTATGTGCATGATGCCTACGCACAACTGGCATCATGTTTGGTGTCATTGGACGCAATCCTGCCCAGGGCACAACATTTTCGTAGTCTAGATCTGGAAAATACTTCTGTGCCCAATGTAGTAGTGGATCAGTTCTTTGTTTGCGTATGTCAAAGTTCCAACCTGCTAATTCTGCTGTGCCAGCAACACGCAAGCGATCGCCCAGTGTACTAGATACAATTTTGGCCGCATCGTCTAGCAGACTTACTTTAGGCAATATTCCATTGCCTTTGGGTATAGTGATGCTATATCCTTTCACAGGATAGATTCCTGTATGGTCAGAGTACTCGCCGCTGGTTTCATTTAGCCAGTGTATTTTAGCAGCCACTTTATCAGAATACACACCAGCACAAATTACCAAATGTTCTGCACTGTATTCCTTGTTGTTGGTCTGGACCAGAGAATTTCCAACGTCATAATACATGATGTTGAGTACTTCGGTATTGTATGCAAACTTAACATTGTATTTGTCTTTGCACACTTTGGCAAGATTAACACAGAACTTGTGTATGTCGCCCATGCTGTCTGACTGAGTATATGTGCCACCCACGATGTTATCTACCAGATGCGCCAAGGTAGGTTCACGTTGAATGACTTGTCCCGCAGTGAGTATGTGACGATCAACATTCATATCCCAATAGAGCTTGCATGACTCTTTGGCTTTTTCAAATGTCTTTAGATCATGGTAGAAATGCAATATGCCCTGTTGTACATGGTCAAATTGAATTCCTTCATTCTCAATGATCTCGGCATAACAATTTCTTGCGGCCAGTCCCATCTCAATGGTGCGCATGGTATTTCTTTTGTATCCACCAATTGCAGTATGCAATAGGAATTTAGTCATCCATGCTGACTTGCTAATAGTAGGAAATCCCACTTTCAGCGGTGCAGAGGAATTGAACATCCATTGGATGCCGTGTAGCACATTGGGCCATGTGTTCCAAACTTCGCTATTGCTAACGGATAGCTGACCTCCATTTGCATAAGAGGTCAGCATACCTGCCGTGTGTTCTTTGTCGAGAACAGTGACGTCAAATCCTTGACGTGCTAGATAGTACGCAGTGGTAACACCAGTGATCCCTGCTCCAATTACAATAGCACTAGTCAATTATATCACCCTTCGTAAATTGCAGAATTTGCGCCGTGTTCAAACACTTCTGCGCTCACAAGACGAACTCCAGCATTGACTGGATATCGACCAGTTGATCCTTGCTTGAGCTCTTCAAGTATACGTGACATTTCGTCATAGCATAGTTTGGCAAACATTTCGCATCCTACACCCTCAACTATGCGAAGATCACACAATGCACCTCGTTCGTATGGAATCTTACTTAGATGATTTTTACTATTAGAGTCCACAATCTCGTTCATGTGTTTGAAAAAATCCAACATTGGGTCATCCTGTGCAATAACCACTGTGTGATCAAACATGTAATCTGCCCACTCTTTGAACAGCTTTAGTCCGCCAAAGTCCATAACCCAGTTTTTGTCATCCAATGTGTTGCATTCAAAAATCAATTTGATACCAATTGAATACCCGTGCAGTGTAGAGCAGTGGCTATGCGTGGCACGCCATTGTCTGAAACAACACGACAGCCCGCGATCATTGCCGTACGTTTTTGTTGATAGATATCTTGCCATTTATTTCTCCTATGTTTATAGCATAGGCTTGCAGAATTTTTATAGCGGGATGAATGCCAGAAAGACCGCTTGCTCTATTTACTTCACTTTTCCAGTTCCGTGATATTCAACAACTTCAAACATCTTTGTAGAGCCACTACCTGTGCCCAGCAATCCCATGCGGCATGGTGCAGTGCAGGATTCACACGTTCATATCGAGGTGCCAGCTTGTACAGAGTACGAGCATCTCTCACTTGATAATACTGCCACGGAAAACCTCTACCCAGCTTACGATAGATGTTTTCTAGAATAACAATGTCAAAAGCAGGGCCGTTGGCCCAGATACGGTCATGCGGTTGACACCACTTGTAAAAGTCTTGCATGACCTGCAGGATCGGTTTACGATCCTGTTCTGTAAATGCTTCTTCTCTGACTGCTTCGCTTTGTTTGCTCCACCATTCTAAGGTGTTATCGTCAATCTCAGCATCGGGCCAGGTAAATGATTCTGGATCAACACGAGCATAAAACATGTCCATGTCGTTTGGTCCATTTTTTAACACACTGTCGTCTGCAAAAGGATCAAACCTTACCGCACCAATTGTCAACATGACCGAGTTAGGCTTGGTGCCCAAAGTCTCAATGTCTACCATGATATCACTGCTTCTGCTCATTTCATCCTCATTGCCATGTAGGTCCATACCGCTGTTGCGGCAGCGAGACCGGTTATTTGATTAACGTCATTGTCGGACACTTCTACCACATCCATTCCAACAAAGTTCAACTGTCTTAGATTCTCAATAAACTCCAACAACCATATTGTACTCAGTCCACCCACTTCCGGTGTACCCACAGCAGGAGCAAATGCAGGATCAAGACAATCAATATCCAAGGTAAACCACACAGGTGTGTTACCAATTCTATTGTAGATCGCAGTGGCCACTGCACCTGGATCTTTTTTCATCAACTCACGTGCAGTGAGGACCATGGCACCTTTCTTAGCTAGGTCTTGGTTGTGCTTGGGATTACTAGGACTGCGTACACCCAGTTGACAGATCAATTCTGCTTCAACTAGGTTGTCTGAAAGAGCCCTGTGTAGCCAAGTGCCATGGCTGATGTGTTCGTCAAACACGTTGCTCCAGTTATCGTGGTGTGCATCTAGATGCAACAAGGCCAGCGGTGCGCCTACAACTGGTTTCAATGTGCGTAGAATAGGCAATGTGATAGAGTGATCACCACCAAGGATTATTGGTTCAACATTTCTATTGATTAGACCTTGTTCAACCAGCACTGCCTTGAGTTCTTTTTCTAAATGTTGATGTGCACTGTAGGAATGTTGCTCCAGCAATATGTCACCAAGGTCTTGCGTGACCGCATGCGGGGCAGTAAGGAATAGCGGATGCTCCTCTTGTGTGAGCATGGTTGATGCCAGTCGTATGTTACGAGGACCAAACCGTTGACCTGGCCTATTGCTTACTGCCCCATCCCATGGAACTCCTACCACGGAAAATCTCGCACCTTCTCGCGGCCCAGGATCTATTCCAAGGAATGTAACAGGGCCTGCGTAGGGAGGATTAACTTTCCGTGTCATTGCTTTCTTTACGTGTAAGAGTCCATGATCCGTTTTTGTTGTCGGTCCACTGGATGGTATCACCAATGTTCCAACCAACTTGTTCCATAACTTCGTCAGGGAACACCAATACGAGTTCTTTAGTTTCTGGGTCTTCTTCAACGTGTGCAGTGTAAGTTTTCATTGTGTTAGTATAGCACAAAGCTCAGTCGTTGCCAATCAAAAACTCTTGATATTGATTGTGTATTTCGTCCATAAATTTGTACACCTGATCCATCAGCGAGTTCATTAGTTTTTTATTTCGACCGTGTGCTCGTCCATATGCCCAGAGATTTATACTGGGGCAGTCTGGAGGAGGCATCTGGATCAAATATTGCCAATCGTATTTTCTTGCAAATCGAATGTGACCATAAAAGTCCAGCAATTCGGATGCAATGTTGTGTGCATAACATTCTATCTCGTCTGGGTCCTTGAGATAGACTTTTTCTTTTTCAAGCTCATCCGCAGATAACTTGGCTTCGTATGACTTTGGTGTGGCAAAGTTTCTAGAGCGATGCCTATGTGTGTGCAGTTGTTCATGGCATACAACATCTGCCACATTGCGTTTGAATTTCAACCAGGAAATATCGTTCCAGATTGTTGAACCAGCGCCAATGCTCACAGAGCATTCGATGAACACGTTTTCTTCATTTTCGTCAGCGGCAGGATCATACAAGCCACTCACAGTAAAGTCACCGGGATCAAGATCATGATTTGGGCCGGCTACCCATTTAATGGAAGGCTCTTGTAGGGCTCTAGAAACTGCACGGGCAGTTGCAAGACTTGTTCTCGTCTTACCAACTGCCCATTTGTCTAAGAGACTCAGCCTATCCAACAATATCCATCTGTTGGGGCAGTACATCAGTCGTCGCTTTTGCGTCCGCCAATCAATTGCAGTAGATTGATAAAGATGTTGATAAAGTCAAGATACAGTGTCAGTGCACCAAGAACTTCTACCTTTCCATTGTCACCATTACCAAAGCGGATTTGTTCTCGTATCCGCTGAGTATCATATGCAGTAAGACCTGTAAAGATGACCACAGCCAATGCACTGATCACCATCTGCATCACGCTGTTCTGCAAGAAGATGTTGACAATGCCTGCAATAAGAATGCCAATGAGGCCAATAAACAAGAACTGCCCAATGCTCTCAAGGCTTCGCTTGGTGAAATATCCGTATGCACTCATGGTCAAGAACAATGCCGCACTGATAAAGAATGCAGTAAAGATTGATCCTCCCGTGTACACAGCAAAGATTGTGGCAAGGCTTGCACCGCTGGCAATTGAATAAGCGTAGAACATCACTCCCAGCGCCTTGGCACTTAGCTTCTCTGCACCGAATGTCATGATGAGAACAAACGCCAGCGGCAGTAACATTACTGGCCATACCAGCCAGGTCTTGAACAGCATGGCCATCAGCGCAGGGCTCTGCGCAATCAGCCACGCCGTGGCTCCGGAAATAAACACACCTGAAGCCATGTGATTGTACACACGCACCATGCTGTTGTTGATTTCCTCAGCAGTGGGGAAATAAGACGTATATGTATCATTGTAACTCATTTGTAGATCTCCTTTTCTGGAATGTTAGATGTCATGTTCAACAAGAACCTGTAGTGGTTCCATGCTTCCTTTACCTGGTCGTTCATGTGTGTGGTTGGCACCACATCGGCCCAGACTGCATTGTTGTGCGCCGCGCCCGTGCCCCAGATGTTACCACTTTCCATTCTGGCCTGATGAACACGACCCGACTCAAACAGTTGAGCGCCTATTGACTGGCACTCATCTTCGTCTAGACCAGCAAGATAGTCATTTCTATACATGTAATCTGAGATGACCATGTTAACAGACTTCAAGTCTGGCATACGTGTGCGAGCAACGATAACCAGTACATCGTTGATGTCCACTTCGCCATTGACGATGTCCCGGATGCAACGCCCAAAACTAAATCCAATTTTCATAAGACACTCCGTAGTCGATTATAGTGAATTATAGTTGATTATAGCACATAGGTCAAGTGGTGTTGTCGTCCATTTTTTCTACGTGTATCCCCGACTTCGTAAGAAAGTCGATACCGTGATTGTCACGATAGCTAGTGCCATAAAATACACGTCGGATGCCAGACTGATAAATGAGCTTGGCGCATTCCACGCAAGGACTGTGAGTGACAAATATATCAGCATCGAGGCCAGAGTCATTGCTTCTAGCCAATTTAGTAATCGCATTTGATTCAGCATGCAACACCTCCGGTTTAGTTTTGAGTGAGGTAGTGTCATCTGAATGGCGGATAATGTCCTCACAGTTGTTGTCCCAACCTGCAGGCATGCCGTTGTAGCCAATTGAAATGATGCGATTGTCTTTGACCACGATCGCACCCACATGTAATCGTCGTGCATGGCTGAGTTCAGCAAAGATCCTTGCGGTGGCCATGTAGGCTTGCTTGAGTTTAGGCTTCATGACTTTGATCGTCCTTCAAGATATTGATCATGCTGTATCCACTTGTCGCGCACAAGAAAGCCCCATTCACGAACATGTGGGCCAGGCATGAACAGCGTCCAGGCTGTCACGTCAGGAGCCAACTCAATCCTATGATAGCTAGTAGGACGGCAAATGCGAAAATGTCCGGGGCGCCGCCAGTAACGCCGTTGACCCACCATTTGGCCTTTTCCATCAAATTCTGGAACCCATTCATAGTAACCACCTTTCAAAATTAGTGTGGCATAAGGCCACGGATGATCATGCACGTCATCTGGATCGCCTTTGAGAAACTTGTGTATGAAGATGTTGAACGGAAACCGCTTGCGTTCTTTGAGAAACAAATAGTAGCGTTCTAGATACGGTTCATTATTCACACGGTCCATGATCACACGCTTGCGACCAAGTTTGTCAAGTAACCGTAAAAGCATGGCTATTCCTTTTTGTACCAATTGGGATCAATTGTTTCTAATAGTTCTCCAAGTTTACGAGGACTAACACTCGCAATCTCTTCACCATGCTCATTGTACGCTGTATCGTGCTGTGATGTCAAGTCGCACACAGCCGAAAAGAACTTTTGAAGTTCGTGTAGTTTTCTGTTTGCTATATCTAGTTCGGCTTCGCATGCCAATGCCGAATTCAACCACATTTCAGACATTACTCACCCTTTCTTGCAGTGATTGTTGAGAGTTATCCTGCTGATGCCAAACCATGGAGGACTTGATATCACCCAATCCACAACATCTGCAATGTCCTGTGGGCGATATGGAGTAAAGCTCTCAAATTGAAAATTGGTATAATTTGAGTCTGGCACTTGTCTATTGGGGCCAAACGAAGTCGGATGCACTTCACCAGGTTCGATTGTGGTTACCCTGATGTCTCTGCGTTTGCTTTGTGCCAGTGCAGTGGTTGCGGCACTCATGGCCTGTTTGCTGGCCATGTATACCACACGCTCGGCTGACATATTTTCCCAGCCAGATGTAAAGTTACCGGCCAAGGAAGATATGTTAATGATATGAGATCCTGCGGCAAGGTTATCGTAGAAGCGCATCATGAGATCTACAGCTACTCCTGCATTCACATGCATAGCATGTGCATAAGGTTGGTTGCCCCAGCCACCTATGCAGTTGACTACCACATCTACTTCTTGTGCAAGAACTTGATTCCTGATATCCGGTTTGGTAATATCACCAGGTAGTGTCATATTACCAGTCCTAGCCACTGTGATAACAGTGTGTCCTTTGTTCTGAAAATGATCGGCACAGCATGCCCCGATACCTTTGCTGGCACCAAGGATGAGTATTTTCTTTGACATGTCAGCCATCGTTTAGTAGTGCGGCTTCTTCTGGTGAGTAACCTACCAGTTCTCCGCCATCGTCTTTGTCTCTAATAGGTACACAAGTAGCATAACCCAGCCAACGGCCGCCTGCTACCACCTGATCAATCATGCCGTTGAACTTGTTGCGCCAATCAATACCTTCTTGCACAAGACCTGGCTTGCACATGATTTTGACATCCATCCATCCGTGCCCTTGTTCTTTGAATGCCCTGAGTATTGTGTCTACGTTAAGCACAAAGTTGTCGCTCTTCCAATATTCAAAATGCACACTGAGCTGTATGCAGTCCACTACACGAGCCAACTTGGCATAGTATTCGGGATTGCGACTACCATTACTAACAGTAAGCACATAGTCTCCGCGACTTTTGATATATTCAACCAGTGGTAAGAAATCTGGATTAACTGTAGGTTCGCCGCCGCCAAAACTCCAGCGTATCATTTCTGGTCCAGACCAATTGTCGTGTACCTGATCAACCACACGTTTCATCACATCAAGTTTCTTGTGTGGATCAGTTTTGTTATGCACCCAATCCCAGCAATAAGAACAAGAATAATTGCACCAACGACCAATGTCCCATAATATGTGCTTGGGCCAGTGATAGTTCATACTAAGAGAAACTAATTCGGTATCACTTGTAACAGGATTTATATTTTTAACAGAGTTAGCTGGTATTTTTACCTGCTGTGAATTTTTACTGGCACAGATGTCAGCACCACAGCCACAACTGGTAAAAGGGCATATCGTAGGTCCGCTAGGCCACTTGTAAGTGTCTTTGAAGATGTCTCCGACATATCCCCATTCCTTGGTTATGTCTTTGGAAAGGAAATTAGGATTCATGTGACTACCTGCACAGTTTGCTACCCACATACTGCCATCATAGTCTATGTATAAAGTCTGAACACCGGCATTACATGTCCAACCAAGGAATCGATTCAACTGTCTGCCTACAACATCTTCCACAGCGAGGTTTAATTCTCGCCCATCCTGTGTGATTCCCAATATATATTTTGCCGCTTCTGCCATTATTTTGGCTCCAGTTTGGTACACATGATGTCAAAGTTACAGTGACAAAATTTCTTTCCGCAGTTAACCCAATCATTTGGCAACTTCAATTCTGGATCATCGATCCGGCCAATCAGGCCGCCTTCTCGACACCAGCCACGCCATACAGTGCGATCCATATCAACAATGATCTGTTCAACGCCAGCGGCACAACTCCAACCAGACCAGTCGTTTTTGTTTTCAGAGATCAATATGTGTGGCTGTACCACTTTGCTGGGTTGACCGCGCTGTGTTTCGCGCATGGCCCCTCTAACAGAAAATCCTGTTTTGCCATCTGACGGCGTGATCCTAGACTGGAACAAACGGTATTGTTCCTTGAACACCACCTGTTGCCAGGGTTCGTAATCAAACACCTTGTCACCAAAATCGTGTATGAGCGGTTGGATCGCAATGGTGATACCTGGAACAGTTATCACATGTTCGGCGAGATCCATACATGTTGCCCAATGATCCGGATGCATCATCACGTTCACGTGAACTTTCATGTTGTCATGTAATGTTTCAACCACTTTGAAGAAATGATCCGGATCACCTTCTTCGGCATGATAGCTCAGGCAAACATGGTCAGCCTTGCCCTTCATTCCTTCCCAGAAACGCAAGGTACGACTGCCATTGCTGATAAACAGTACAGCACCACCTCGCATTTTGATAAAGTTACACAGTTCCTCAAAGTGTCTGTATACTGTGACTTCACCACCTGTGAATTCAAATGCCAATTTCTTTCCTGGCTTTTGTTGATACACGCGGTCAATGAATTTCTTAATAACTTCAAGTTCAGGCCATGCGTTTGAACCGTCGTGCAAGATGGCTGGACAATAGGTACAGGAAAAATTACATGTGTTTCCTAGACACCAATTGACTACGAACCATTCAGAGTGCTCGGGACTGTTGTGTATAAGTGCTTTCATGATGATATTTATCTACACACTTATTGAATGTGGTTGCCAATACCGGCCTGAATCAGTTCATCTTCTATTTCTAGCACACGCTGACTGATTTCAAAATGCTCGTTGAATTCGTCTTGTGTATAATCAACACCCAGTGACTCATACAGTTCGTGCAAGGATGCATGAGTCTTTCCGGCGCTATACCATTCCTTTAGGAGGCCTAGGATGAGATATTGTACGACGTTTTGAGGTGCTTGTTGGTTGGTCATCTAATGTTACCCATTGTGTTTGGTGTGAATACTCGCATTGGAATACGCCTGGTTCTTCTGGATCGCCCCAACAGAACACTGTGGGGCCATCAAAGTCTTTGGTCAATATCACTGTGTGGAAGATCAAGCCTTCGGGTCTTCCTCTAAGATCATTGTATAATCCACATAGTTCTTTGTTGACCTGTGCATATACTTTTTCATAATTTGGAGGGCGTTTCCCGTGAAACTTGATACCAAATTTATTCATACTGGTACCTCGATCAATTGGAAAATCTTGTACTTGGCTTTTTCTACTTCGGTCTTTTGTTGACCTCGTACATATTCGAGAAAGTTCTGTGCGTCTTCCATTGTGCCATAATGCACTTCGCTATGGTAAGCATACACACCCACTGATCCGTTGTTGCCATCCCAATAATGGCCTACAGCATAGTTGAATTGTTTAGCTTTTTTCATCTGTTGACTCCCATGCCCAGTTGACCACTATCCAATCATCTAAGCAATCCTCAAAGCAATAGTTGGCGTCAACATGATCCTTGCCAAATTTCTCACACATCTTACCGTACCAATATGGCCAGTACCGTTGACGAATTTCTTCTTCGGACAAAGTTTCTACATATCCATCAGTACCATTAGCTCTAGGTGAATCAGGATCATACTCGTTGTAACAGTAATATCTCATCGACGCATCCTAGCGATATCTTCTGCGTCTTCCATCTTGAACACAGGAACCATGTTGCTCTTGTGCATAGTAGCGATGCCAATCAACTTGTTGCCTGTGTAGATCTTTGGTGCAGGTTTAGCACAAGTACCAGGTACAATGCCATGATCGACCTTTGATGAGGACACTTCAGCAACCTCTCGCACAACTGTCTTTGGCTGTGGCACCCAAGGTTCAACCTTGTTGCGTTTGCGCTTGGCAAGACTGTCAGGGTCAACCTTGTGCTTCTTGAGAAGTTTGGCCCAAGCTTCTTGTTCGGCCATGTACTTGGCTTTGTGTTCTGCGCTTTTGAACTTGATGTTTTTGCGCTTCTTGAGATTGGTAGTGGTTAGATAAGGACCTACAAGATGCATTGTCATGTTGTTTACCTTAATAGGTGTTTTTAACTTGATCAGCGATACCGTATTTGACAGCCTCTTTGGCACTGAGCCAAACATCCTGTGGCGGCATCAATATTTCTTTGATTACCTTTTCGCTAAGACCTGTGCATTTCTTGTAGTGATTGAGCATGCGTTCGCCTGTCAGGTCAAACTCTTTGATACGTGCAATCAATTCATGTTCCTTGCCATAACTGCCCCAGCTGTATTGATGACTCAAAATGCTGGTATTAGGTGTGATAGTTCTGAAACCTTTTTGCCCTGACATAAAGGTCAACAGGCCACAGCTGGATATCTGTCCAATGCCAAGTGTATGGATAGGAATCTTGCTACCCTTCATGATATCAATCAAGGCAAATGCGCTGTTAAGGTCTCCACCTGGGCTATTGATAATCAAAGTAAGATTACCCAAGCGATCTTTCTTAGGCAGGAGATTTCGTTCAATAATGAACTTGATAGCTTTGCTTGTGCTCTCAGCAGTGAATTCCTCGGCGAAAAGAAAAATTCCGGCAGTACTCAATGTAGGCTTTTTGCTACCCGAATCCATGTCGTCGAGTATGCTGTCAAGGTCATCTACGTCGTCTGTCATTTTATTTTCCTTTTCTCATATTTTATAGTGTAACGTAATACCAACTGTATGTCAATTGGTGTTAACACCAAAAGTGGTGTCCTTGGCATGACTTGAACATGCGACCCTCGGTTTAGGAAACCGATGCTCTATCCAGCTGAGCTACAAGGACTATGCTAGTTTTAATCCTGTATTATAGTCAAGGTTGGACCAATCCAGTTCCTCGTTAAGGTTGTCTGTCCACTTTTTGAATTTTTCTTTAGTCTCGTTGGTTATCATGTCCACAGGGCGTACTCGTTCATTGGTAGTCTTTGATTTCCAAACAGTTGCACCTCGATGAATTGAAAGTGGATCAATCAATTCGAGTGTTGTTTGATCCAGCCAATTTAATTGCTGTACATTATTGATTGTTGTTGTTTCAACCATTAGTGTACGTTCTTTTGGTAAACAATCCAAACTATCACGGAAACTAAAAATATATCCTCTCAGTTTAGACATGAATTCATCAGCCATACGCTCTTCTGCAAATTTATATTCAACATCATCATATTGAAGATTCATTCCATGCGGTGTTCCTGTTACACGGAAGATAAAACGACTGCATATCCAATCAAATAGATCTCGCCGCCATAGCACCACATGATGAAAGTCTCCAGCAACAAATGCACGATCATATTCCATACTGATATGATTCATTTTTGGCCATCGCATGTTCCTAAGAACCAAATGATTTTTCCATTCAGACAATTTTATAAGACCTATGCGTCTATGCATTTCATAGTTGATGGATCCCATATGATTTTCACATATTAGATTTTTATCTTTGTCAAATTCCCATCGAATATGAGTGCTAACAAATTCGGCTCCCAAAGACAAATGTCCTTCTAGCTCTGCCCAAATTCCACTGCCATTGAGCTTGGTTGAAACAATTCCAGATGCACCTGTTGCTTCTCCTAAATTTGATACCGCAGGATATTTTCCGTAGACCTCTGCCAGACTTGAAGCCAGTCGCTGACCAAAATGTGTGCTACCTGCACGATGCATGGCCCAGAGTGCAATATTGTTAGGAGTTTTATCCATGGAATGATTCCTTTTATTCTATGGATATTTATTCAGTCAGCTTTTTGACATAGTTTAACCAAGTCACTGGCTTGCTGGTTTCTCTGTCATGGTCGTGCTTTTTAACCTTGCCTTGTATGCGAACAGCTTCTCCGCCAGTAAATTGGATACTAGAGCACCAGCGTAGGATATTGTGACCGTCAGTAGCAGTGACCAACCAACCAGAAAAACTCACGCCAGGCTTGACTTCAAGCACCTCTATCATGCGTGTGATTTTTTCAGTAAGTGAACCAACGTGTTCACTTGAGCTTTCGTTTACAATATCTCGCACTCGTTCTTTTTGAGTGGCACGTTGCCATGTGGCAGGCAAGCATGCCACCATACCGGAGTCTACTCTTAAATTGATTTCTTCCTTGACAGCAACCTCGGCGGCCTTCTGCATAAACTCATTCAAAGTGCCGCCCAAGAGGTTGAACAGCTGACCCTGGAACCACTCACGTGCTTGTTTACCTTGCTCAATGTCCTCCCGGGTGACCAGGTCGTTGCCTGGTGCAGTCAGCAATTCTACCATGACCTCTTTGTTGGTAGGCATGGGGTTGTTGTGTGCATCAACTGCATATTCTCCGGCTTTGACATAGCGACCGTTGATGCGCTGAGCCGCCACTGCGGCGGCCCAGGCTTTCTCTGCTGTAGTGTTGAAAACCACACGAGGTTTGGGTTCCTCAGACATCAAGCGGCCTTTTTAAGTGCGGGTTGAGTGCAAACGTAGGGGTCGTTCCATGAACCAATCTGCAGATGAGTGTAGAATGCGGTATGGAAATAATCAGTCATCGCATCGCTCTCATCAAAGTAGACCTTACCGCCTGCACGACCAGGAGCATTGTGCATGATTTCGCTGATCTTGGTCAGCAATGGCTCGTGGCCGAGATAATTGCTCAGGTAGTACTGATTGACCTGACCGTAGCCGAGACCGTGAGCAGTAACATCTGAAAAGTCTGAAGGACCACTCTTGATGGTAACATCAACGCTGAGGCTACCTGAGCCTTTGCGTACACTAAACTTGAATTCTGGAAGCTGATCCTTGAGTTCTTTGCGGATAGCTGCCACGTCTTTTGCGGAAATATAAGCCATTTGTGTTCTCCTGTGTCCTTACTGTTTTTATAGTATAAGCGATCTGGGCACATAGGTCAACCGTTTTGTTGCAAAAAAACCACAGCAAAATCAATGACTTAGCAGATTTCTACAAAATAATTTCTTCAATGAAATCAATGACTTACAAAGGCTCCTTTCCTGCGGCGGTAATTGTAGCACATCAAACCCATGCGTCCTTGCGAACAATGAACCATCACACGTGCCTTCCACCCGCTTCCCGACCAGGAAAGATTCTCGCATTGCCAGCGCCAGTTTGGTAGGACTGGAACCACCCTTGGCTATCACACCACTTCTCATCCTGCGGGTCACAGTATCCGTTGATTAGACGGAACGTCTCTGCTGATGCACGTACTCACGTTTGAGCCACCACTTGTACATGCGCCAATATTCTTCTAGCCTAAGTTCTGACTCTTGATGCAACAGGCGTTCGTCCCTGTTCAAGAAATATATTTCTTGAACCCAAAGTCTAAACGGACTGCTCTTGTGTGGTTTCCGCTCTGTCTCTGGTTGCATCTTCAATCTCCTTGAGTGTGACTGCTTTTTCTGTTGTCTTGTGAAACTCCGGATAGCTGAGTCGCATGATGAAACTTAACTCTTGATCGTCTGTGTAAAAACTCATAATGCCTGCGTTGGCATAACCGTTTTTGCTTTTCTTCTTTCGTGCTTCAAACCTGTAGCGGCAACCATCCGAGATTTCGCCATCCTTTTTCTTTTCCCATTCCAACCAAGAATCCATCATGCTGTCAAGACGCGACGGGTCTGTTCTCATGCCCCACGGAATTGTGGCTACGATACGATAGCGATATCGATCCTGGAATAGAGTTGGTCTGACCTGTGTTGGGAAATCTGCATTCATGGTTTCTGTGTGAAGTTGGTTGATAGGGCAATGCAGTTCAGTAACTGAATAAGTGTCATCTGGTAATGTCAAAAGATAGTCCAGTGTCAAGGCAGCATCTTCTGCTGTTTCAAAAAACAATCCCATGTGATGATTTTCAATACGTGCACGGCCGACATTCTGGTCTGGGTTAGACAGCAGGTCGGATCTTAGAGCCCATAATGATGCTCTACCGCTTCGTCCGCTGTAGCCTCTTCGATCGTAGGATTCGGACTTGGTATGCACTCCAATCTTGCATATGAACTTTCCCCACCAAGGATGCGTGACAGGAATGACCCTGATCTTTTCTTTGCTGGCCGCGCTGACTAAGTCTTCCCAATTCATGATGATACCTCCACTGAGTTATCTTCAATGGCAATAGTGAACATCTTGTTAGGAAAACGCTTTAGCGCACTCAGTATCAGTTCCTGGCTGTCCATGCCTTGTGCAATAAATTCTCCAGTTTCAGCATCATGTGCCAGTAGCGCATTATTGGCCGCTGTGACTGTGATGCGAACATTGGGCTTTGGCAAGATGTCTTTTATCTTGTCCATTCCTGGATTTTCTTCATTGGCCGCACGAAGCCCTTGCACTACATCAATGAACTTCTCTGGCTCCATGTTGCTAAGAGCATTCAAGGTCATCTTTAGCCCTAGGCCAAACCCAACAGCAAGTGCGGCCACAATCGCGGCGCCTATCCCAATCCAAACCAAAGTTTCAAACATCTTGTTCTGCCTCTTGATTGATTTTATCCAACAATCCGCTTGCACCAGCATGGCTGATCCATGTTTCTACTTTGTCAGCATTGCCCCAAGAAGAACTGGGCATGCGCATGTAGATCCAATTGCATATTTCTTTGAGCACATGTTTATTTTCGCTGTCGGCTCGAGACACCGCACCCATAAGGTCATTGGCCAGGACACTTGCCAAAAAGCTACCAGGTTCATATCCCTTGTCTCGATAGCGCAGTAGCGCACCTCGAGTATGCTCGGGAATATTTTCGTAATGCTTCCACTCGTCAATATGCAGAAGTCTGTTGGACTTTGGATTGATGTTGATTATCTTTGCCATCACTTTACCTCGTTGATATGCTTGCACGAATGTCTAAAGGTGAATCCAGTGCAGGTGCAAGTTCGCTTGCCTGCTGACTCGGTTACAGTGTACACATTGCCCTTTGATCCTGCCACTTCCCATACCCGATCCTGCGACACTGCTTCTACCAGTGGAGTGATCTTTTGGTCGCCTGCTCGTACCTCAACTATCTGCGCATCTTGCAATTCGCGCCAGGGAAAGTCGGGCATACCTGTGGTCAAGTTCAGGGTCTTAGGGCTTTGCCATTTCTGGCGAGGATATACTGCACCAGTGTAGGTAACAAATTCCGGAATGTGCATGTGCCGGGCATACACGTGCCTCTTGTCATACATGGCATTGCGGTATGTTACTTCTACCTGTGTACCTGTGGTCAAATCCATCTGGATCTCCTGATCTTGAACTTGCTTGTAGTTTAACTGAAATCTCGTGCGCTGTCAACCGGGCCACCAAAGTCAAGCACTTCCCAAGTGAAGCACCTGTTGTCAAGGTCCCAGCCCACGTCTGTGATCTTGGTCCTGGCGCCGTAGTATTTGAGATAGGCATTGGCCGTTTGCAAAGCTTCGTCCTTGGTATTAGCTGTGGTCAGCTTTTCCAAATCAGTGTACCAAGCATCTCGGAATTCATCCCAGCATCCGGTATTGACGCCTCTGGCAATGTTAGGCAGATGTGTTTTTTCACTGTACCAGGCCATCATTGTTTCTCCTGAATGTGTACGATTGTTTCCGCAGTCTGACCCAAAACATGAGAGACTGTTTGAAAGCGACCAAATGCGTCGTTCCAATTATATCCAATCACATGGAACTCTTTGCCATCTTCAAAAAGAAATGTATAGCGTTTCATCAGATATCCTTCCGTGCTTGTTGTTTGTGAGCCTGCCGTTCTGATTTCCAGAACACTCGTTTCCATTCTTTGAGATGCTTCCACCATTGTGGTGGACGGGTCATTGTACCTTTCTTGACACTGGCCATGTGACGTGCTCCTGTTATTTGAAAGTGGGTTCCAGCGGCACATTAGGCATCACTTCCTTGCCTTCCCAGTGTGCACGAGTCACACAAATTCCACGAAACTGCACTCCCATTGGGTGCTCGCCTTTGCGGGGCAGTTGTTTGATAGCTCGTGTACATGCCGCTTGAGTGGGCATGGTCACAGGAATCTTGTCCATGAAGTCGCCACCTGGGCTGAGCAAGAAAACTAGCAAGATCCATTCGTTCATCATACTGTCTCCAATCTAAATTTAACCATGCCCAATGTGGCCATCATGAGCTGTGCATCAAAGTCTGCGGGCAAGATGTCTTGCTGGGCACGTTCATAGCCCTTGCGCAGTTTCTTGTGGGCTTGTTCTTCAGCCTGCCATGTGTATGCATATTCCTTGAAAGCCAGCTTAGAGCCACGCTTGCCCCAGAAACTGAGCACACACTGGTTACCTTCGATGGCGCCCCAGATCTTGTCATGACCGTCCTGGTAATTGTGCAACAGAGCAACAAATTGCTGTGCCATGTTAAGCCTTCTCCATTTTGCGTTTGAGTTGATCATAGCGAGCAAGATATGCATCACGCTCGCACAGTAGTTTTTGCACGTAGAGGTTGTTGACACTGTTTCCGTTCAGCGTCTCAATCATCATCTCACCATGCCAAATTTCCAAGGTATCTCGAATGTCCTTGAGACAGAGTTCAACTTCCCAAAGCGACCGGCATTTGGCGGCTTTGGCAGTGAACGTCTTGGTCATTTCTTGATAGTTCATGTTCACATCACCTCGGTATACAAAGGGTTGCGACGACGCAAATAGGCCAAGGCCTCTTGCTTGCTTTCAAAGCGTCCACTGATAGGAGTCTGATGACGACCACGAACAATGTACCAACCATTGAGAATCTGATTGAACACAATCTTCATATCACATGCTCCAGTAGGTTTCGCTAGCAGGTGAACAGCAAAGCGGCGTGTTTACATCTTCCTGGTAGTCCTGGCCCGACATCAAATTCTTGCGAGTGACCATGCGTGGCTTGTAAGTGGCCCGGTCAACAATCTGAAGATCGTTTGCACTCCAGCCTGCCTTGTTGATAAGTCGAGTAATCACTGCCTTTGCGGCACCCCAGGTCTTGTATGCACGAGTGCGATTGGGACCGTCTGTGACAATAAGACCGGTACCTTTTGCAATTACATAATAGCTCATCGTTTGCTCCTTTTTGCTTACCATACTCGTATTATGCAACAAAACGGGCTCGCGGTCAACCAAAATTTTCCAGAAAGATGCAGGTGTTGCACAAATACAACACCTGCTAAGTGCTTGATTTTGCTAGGAATTTTTCCCCAATGATTTCAATAGGTTAGCAATAGGCCCAAGATCAGCTGTTTGCACCTGTTTTTCCAGAGCATCAAGCTGGTCTAGTTCTGCTTGCACAGCCCTGCGATGCCCATCATTGTGGGCCACACGCAACTGGATGGGACGCCAATTTGGATAGGGCTGGGTCCAGCGGAAACTGTATGACCAATCACTCATCATCATACAGCCACTCCTCTTTGGGCTCGTTGATACGATACACTATTTCACCATCTGGATCCATCACAAAGCCGTATGCATCCACTTCGTCCTCTACCGCATGTTCGCAAACAATCTCAGCTTCCTCTTGTGTGGGAAAACTGCCAAGGTATTCCTTGTCGCCGTCAAGTTCCATGTAGACTCGCCAACCCATCACTCTTCCTCCTCATAGTCCTGCTCGGATTCATATTCAGCCATGGTCTCAGTGATGGCAAACATGTCGTCCAGCCAGTCTGGAAGTTCTTCCTTGACCTGTTCAGAACTCATGCCGCTGAGGTCATATTCCTCGTCGCCATCTTCGGTGCTGAAATATCCGCAGAAGCCAATACCGGGCTCGTGATAGCTGAGATGCACCACAAAGCCTTCTTCTTCAAATGCACTCATGGCTTCCACAGGCGGAGACCATGCAGAGTCAAAGTGGAAGGTGATCGTATCTCCATCAATGGGATAATCACTTTCTTCACTGCCTTCGCTACCCACGTCCCACTTGGTGCCCCAATTGGACACTTGCCAATCATACCAACTGGCAAAGCCATATTTCTCTCGAAGTCGGTCTCGCAGGTCATCATACTTTTGCCCCGCATCACCCGGCGCATGTGTGGTGCTGCCTTCGTCCAGCAATTCCTCTGGACAAGGAAGAAACTCAGACAGCAGTTTGCCTGACAGAAATCCCTGCCTAGCACGAGCCAGCATTGTAGGATCCTCGTGCGTGAGGGTCAATACGTTTGAACACCAATTAGGCATTTTCATTCTCCCTTGTAGATTCAAGTGCAACATCAAGACGCTGGAATTTGTCGCCAGTGCTGACGTACCAAATACCCTCATCCATCAGATAAAGATATTCACAACCCCGATGACCCATCTCGTTAACAAAGTCTTCGCGGCTGTTGAACACACTCCAGTCAGCGCCATCTTCTCCGCGGTCACGTGCATAGAATGTGGTCATGTTGCCATATTGGGCATCATATTCGTCCATGCTCATCTTGGCAATGGCAGGACTGAACGCATGCTTCTCACCAATCTCCGGACGCAAGCTAGAAATGTCTCCCATGGACACCAGCTGGTTAGCCAAGTGGCTGGGATAATGTTTCTGCAAGATACGCCCATTGTGTTCGAGATATCCATCCCAATGACAATAAACTGCCTTGATCACATCACCGTGTGCAACTGCAATAGCCGAACGAGTTCCCATGATATTTCTCCTTTACCACCAGCTGTCATAATAAACTGCATCGCCCATGGCAACAGCAGTTTTGGCCTTAGAAATGAATTCCATGTCTCTCTGGACACTATCTTCATCTGGGGGATTGTTGCCAAAGAAGAAGCCTTGTGTTGATGGCAGGTTGTAAGACAGCACATCTTTTTCTAGCGCATCTAGATCTTCCATGGTCAGGCGCACCTTGACACAGTTGAAGCTTTCAGCATCGCCGCCCTTGGTACGATACAGTCGCTCCATCCAACCATGCAGGTCGTGATGTTTGCGCCAGTAGAAGAGTTCTTCTTCGTAGCCCTCGTCGTTTTCGTTGCGGGCAACGGTAAAATCATCTACAGCATGTTCCGCGGCTACGCGGTGTGCATACATATCCAAGCCCATAATGATCTCCTGTGTTAGTGTGTTGTTACTGTAGCATGGACCAATTAGGCTGTCAACCAGCTCATGTCCTCTTTGACCTCAATAGTTTCGGATCCATCATACTCGTGGATTCGAAACAATACGCCAACGGGTAACCATTCAATTTGAATGTCGCGCAAGCCACCACAGTAAGGTGCATCTTCCCCATACTTGGTTTCAATATAGGCTTCCAGTTCGTGTGCTGGACGGCCGTCTTCGATCATGGCCACAAGGTTGGGCTCATATAGCAGTTCTGGCTTTTCAGTATTCCAACTATACCAGCCAGCACCAAAGCCCGGACTGTATAGTACAGCCACCCGTCCGTCACGTATTACCTTGTCCATTCAAGCCTCCTCTGTGGTGCCAACAATATCAAACCAGCTGTCAAGGAACGCCTGGCCAACATCCAAGCTCACGTAATCGTCACCTTGCATGCCCTGCTCGCTGTAGCCGATATCAGATACAGCAAACCCAGCTTGAGCCAGTACGGTAGTGAGTTCCGCTAGAAAGCGAGCATCGGTGTAGATGAGGCCGTCCGTTTCAACGTCCCAGGTCTCAGTGTCAAAGTAAACACGGAGCTCTCCAAAATCTCGCTCGTCATTGATGTACGAAACACCAATGCTGGTAGCACGAACATTCTTGCGAACAGTGCTCCAGTAGCCAGTGCCGCTTGTGGTTAGAGTGGTGTTGAACTTGATCATGTGTGTCTCTCCTTAACGGTTGAGTGAATAAAAGCAGGTGTCATACGAATAAATGAGCTGGCATTTTTGCATGGCACCGTCATCCAAAATGGCGCCAATTACAATCGTGGTGCCCATCAGGGCCAGTGCGGCTATGATCATCTTGAGCATTGTATACCTCACAGAGTGTTGAGCGTGGCACCTAGTTCCACGGTAAGCTCGCGCTCACGTTCGTGTGCAAGTGCCTTACCGCGAACTGTTTCGATGATAATGACTTCAAAAGCTTCTGCACCATGCTTGCGGATTGCCTTGCACAGAGTCCATTTCTTGTTCTCAGTGCGGGCACGTTGCAGGTGCTTCCTCCAGCGAGTCCACAAGCTCTTGGCCAGTGTGGGCTGGGTCTTGGCAGTCACGCCCACATACAGTTCACCAGTAGCCACGCAAGTGGCTTGGTAAATGATGTGAGTGCGATCCGAGCGTGTCTTGCGTTTCTTTATCATGTATGTAGTATAGCAAATGGGCCCGGGTGCGTCAACCGTTTTTTGAACTTTTTTTCAGAAATCTGCCAGTGTTGCAAAAATGCCACAGTTTAGGCTAAGTCATTGATTTTCAACGCCAAGCTAAGTCATTGAAATCATTGGAGTTTTTTGGGCTCAAAAGTGCCTGTTTTTTCAGAAGTTTTTGGGCTCAAAAGTGCCTGTTTTTTGTGCAATTTTGGACGGGCACAGGTGTTGCTTAAATACAACACCATGATACCCATAACCCACTTTGAAACGGTACTGAATAATCTGCGTTCAAACGGACGCTATCGAGTGTTCAACGACGTGCTACGCGAGCGAGGTAGCTATCCCAATGCCATATGGTACGGTCCGTACAACATCAAAAAGATTGTGAACTGGTGTTCCAACGACTACCTGGGCATGGGCCAGCACAAAGTGGTCTTGGATGCCATGCACACTGCACTGGATCAGTCTGGAGCAGGATCAGGTGGCACACGCAACATCTCCGGAACCAGTCACTATCATGTGGCATTGGAAATGGAATTGGCCCGACTGCATCGCAAACAGCGAGCGTTGCTGTTCAGTTCTGCATACGTGGCTAACGAGTGGACTCTAATTGCTCTTGCCAAGATCATACCAAACTTGGCCTTCGTAAGCGACAGCAAAAATCATGCAAGCCTGATAGAAGGCATGCGCCATTCGGGTGCGCACCGGATCATATTCAAACACAACGATATGACTAGCCTAGAAGACAGTCTTAAGGCAGCGGTCATGCGCGAAGAAACTCCGTGCATCGTGTTTGAGAGTGTGTATAGCATGGATGGCGATGTTAGTATGCTGAAAGAAATATGCGACCTAGCAGACAAGTATGGCGCCATCACATATCTTGATGAAGTGCATGCTGTGGGATTGTATGGTGCCACAGGCGCAGGCTATCTTGAAAAGCTAGGCCTGCAAGACAGGATTGACATTGTCAACGGTACGCTAGGCAAAGCATTTGGTGTGCAAGGCGGTTACATTGCCGCTGACGATCAGGTGATAGATGCCATACGTAGCGTTGCCAGTGGGTTTATTTTTACCACCAGCATCAGTCCTGTGTTATGCGCTGGCGCATTGGCAGCAGTCAAATACCTCAAAGACCACAATGAACTGAGAGAAGCACATCAAGAACGTGCTCGTACCCTTAAAGGAATGTTGATGGCAGCAGGCTTGCCTGTGATGCTAAACGAAACTCACATCGTTCCTGTGCTGATAGGTGATGCTGTGAAATGTAAAGCGGCCAGTGACCGCTTGATAGAAGAATTCAATATCTATGTGCAAGCAATCAACTATCCCACTGTGGCAGTTGGAACAGAGCGACTTAGGTTTGCTCCAACTCCTTTGCATACCGATGCCATGATGAGTAATCTTGTGTCTGCACTGAAACAGATTATTTAGAAGATATCAGGTTATCTCTAAAGATTTCCCAGGCACGTTGCCATGTCCATTTGACACTTCCGTTGAGCACGTCGTTTCGATCTAATTTCAAGCAGTCGTCAATTGCTTGTTTTAGATCTTCGTTCATGAATCCTGTAACACCCGGTTCCACCACATCCAACGGACCCTGGCAAGGAAAGGCAGCAACTGGCGTGCCGCAGGCCATGGCTTCGATCATCACAATGCCAAATGTTTCCCAACGGCTTGGAAACACAAACACATCAGCATTGGCATAGTACTCTGCTAGGCTATTGCCTGTCTTGAATCCTGTGAAGATCACATCTGGATATTGTTTGCGGTATGTTTCCAGCATGGGGCCATCGCCCACCATGATTTTTGTAGCACCCGGGTAGTCCAGTTCAAAGAAAGCCTCAAGGTTCTTTTCTTTGCTCACACGTGCAACACATACCAATATCGGACGACTGGCTACAGTTGTGCCTCTATGTCCTGGATGGAATATGGTTCTATCAACTCCACGAGTCCAGGGAATGACATCGCCGAATCCATGTGCTTGTAATTCTTTGACCATGCTTTCAGTTGTGGTCAGTACCTTGCCGCTGTGCTTGTGATACCAGCGTACATATCGCCAGGTCCAACTTTCCGGAATACCAAACAGCTTCTTCAGCCCTTCAGGAAATTTAGTATGGTAAGCAGTATTGTACTTAATCCCATTATTTGTAAGATAAATTCCAGCGTACAGACCCAAAGGACCTTCCGTGGCGACATGGATATGATCCGGACCAGTCTCCTGGATCTTCTGCCCCATCTTGTAGGGAAAGCTAATCTTGACTTCGTTATACCTAGGGCAATCAAAATAGCTGAACCGCCCGGGGTGAAGATAATCAAAAGTATAACCATCCAGTAGCGCACAAGCTTCAATGTTCTTGTATGTCGTAACCACGCCATTTATTTGATCCGGTAAATTATCTGTTACTATTAGAATTTTTTTCATCTTGATATTTCCAGTGTATCAATTCCCACTCGCCGTTGTGATGTTCAACCAGTGCTGTACAACTCTCCACCCAGTCGCCGTCATTCATGTATGTTATACCATCTACATCTCTTATGGATGCTGTATGGATATGTCCGCATATGATACCATCATATCCTTTGGCTTTGCAATAGTCAGCAAGCAAGCCTTCGAAGTTAAGCACATAGCCAACAGCTTGCTTGGTGTTCTGCTTGATCCATTTGCTCATGCTCCAATATTCCAAACCCAGCTTGGCTCGCAATAAGGCCCACCAATCATTGAGACGTACTATGACATCATACAATTTGTCTCCAATGTGCATGATCAGCTTGCCTGATGTGGCATGCATCAAGGTGTCAAACATATCACCATGTACTATGAGATATCGTTTTCCATCTACACCTATGTGTTCTGCTTTGTTCTGGAATGTCACATTGCCAATGTCTGGAATGTGTCGCAACCAAGGGCGTATGGCTTCATCGTGATTGCCTGCTATGTAGATGATTTTTGTACCGCGCTTGGCGGCTGTAAGGAAACGTCGTACTACGTTGCTGTGTTCTTGTGGCCAGTACCAGTTGCGCTGAAGGCGCCAGCCATCAATGATGTCACCCACAAGGTACATGGTTTCTGCTGAATTATTTTTGAGGAAGTTGCACAGTAGGTCAGCTTTGCAACCCCTGCTGCCTAGATGTATATCGCTAATGAAAATGCTACGATAAGTTTTCTGCATGGCAGTATTTATCGTAGCATCGTAGTTGAAAAGATTACAGTTTTGTTACTGTTAAATCCTTACCAAAGTCCATTTTGTACTAAATGGTTTGCCTTCGGCCTTGTGTTTCAGTATCTTCGCAAACTCTTTTTCGCGGAGTTTGGCAATGGTTTCTGTATCTTGGTCGACGCAAGCCCTGTACAGTTTAGCTAATAGCTTTTTCTGTTTCATGGTTGTGTCCTCCTGGACAAATATTTACCAATTTGTCAACAAAACCCAATAATAACTTGTGATGGCGTCCTTCATGCCAGTAGGGTTCTAAATACTGCCACGGTGCTTGATACCAGTAGTGGCTGCTTTCTGGATGGCAACCAATGATACCAATGTTGCCCTGGATGATCGCCATTGGATCTCCGTTGGCATAACGTGCCACAGTTTCAAATCGGCTTTCATTGCCCACAAGTGCGCATCCATCATAGAAGTACATGTGTTCCAGTTGACCATTCCAAGTCACTGGCGTCTTTGTTCCAAAGCTACGGCGCACGTCTGCTCCAGGTCTTTTGATATACTGCACAGCATCAACGTCTTCTAAGATATCAAAGTAGTGCTTGCCTGCCCAGTATGCACCCATGCAAATGCCAAGGTACTTGCCACCCTTGGCAACAAAGTCTGCCACGATATTGGCTGTCCTGCGACGGAAGAATTCATAATAGGAATCACTGTCTCCTATGCCTCCAGGGAACGCAATCACAGAAACGCCGCTTAAGATAGCGGCGTTCAAGGTGTCTTCAGAAAAGGTCACTATGTCATAGTGCGGTAGCAGGGCCTCAGCCATTCCATCAACACAGTCCTGAGAACATTCGGGATGGTGTAAAAATATTGCTACCTTGTGTTTCATGCACATATTTATAATATGTGCCAACGCAACCGCATGATCATGGCATCCTGTGGATCTCGAAAATAGAAGCGCATGTTTTCCGGGGTAGCTTCAGTGATAAAGCGATCTCCCGGAAGTCCAAATTCTTCTATGGCATAGATGCAGATCAGATCCCACCAATCTTCTCGCGCCTGTGCCATGCTCCAGTCAACATCAACCACGTGCGGATGTTGGCTTTTATCCACGTTCTGTAACGAGAGCTGTAATGACTTCAACGTGGGTAAGAGCTTGGTCCAGGGTAGGATATTGTTCACGAAGTGCTCGTATATTTTGTTGGCGTTGTCGTTCTTCCCTGGCCCAGTTTAGCAACTCATATGCATCTGGGGGCAGGTGGTGTTGTTCTTTGAACCAAAGCGTCTGCCAACCTCCGCTTTGGTCCATGACTTCAAGGTTACGACTACCTCCGTGCCATCTGACCATACCAGTATGATACGGACCTTCTACATAGTTCATGCTGTCCTCTTTGTCATTACCTTATCTGCCAATCCATATGCAACTGCTTCTTCGGCACTCATAAAGAAGTCGCGCTCCATGTCCCGGGCAAGGTCTTCAAAGCTCTTGCTGGCTGAATTATGGTCCACATAGATCTGCGTCAGGTTCTTCTTCATGGCCAAGATCTCACGCACTTGGATTTCCATGTCTGTGGCCTGTCCACGAGCACCACCTGAGGGTTGATGGATCATGTGTCGTGCGTTGGGCAAGATCATACGCTTGTCCTTGGCACCTGCTTGTGCCAGCAATGACCCCATGCTACAGGCCTGGCCCATTACCACAGTACTCACATCTGGTGCCAGGAACTGCATGGTATCATAGATGGCCATGCCTGCTGTGACACTACCACCTGGTGAGTTGATCCACAGATTGATATCACGCTTGGGATCTTCAGCTTCAAGATACAATAGCTGTGCCACGATCAGATTGGCCATCTGGTCATGCACTTCGCCTTCAAGTAGGACGATGCGTTCCTTGAGCAAGCGACTGTAGATATCATATGCACGTTCACCGCGTCCGGTGGTCTCAATGACCATTGGTACTAAGCTCATTTTATTTCCTTTGTGTTAACGACTGAGACATTCCATAGCAATGCAGTGAGCAAGTGCTTCTTCAAACTTCTGATCGCTGGTGATCACATACAACTGTGCCTGGTGGCGATCAATCTTTTGATCGTAACGACGGAACTGTGCAACATACCCGCCATTGGCGCTATGGATGGTAATGTTCATTCCATCCATATCAAATCGTTCAGGGGAAGAAAGAGTGGACTTGGTGATAGGCAATGCCCACTCTTCCTTTTCGCTTTCATCATCTTTCAACCAGTTGCGTATTCTTTGTTTTAGTGACATCTTTGTTTTCCTCTTTAATTGCATCTTGGCATTGTAAGGTGCATATTCATCTCTCATTGCTACCTGCGCTTGGCTTGGCATCATTGTTCCCATCATGTGCTCCATTTCAATTTGAATAACATAGCTTCGTTCTCGTCGCTGATGTATACTGTCCACATAGGATCACCTGAATTGAACCTATGTATCACCTCTGCTGTTGGACAACATTGAGCCATCCACGTTCTAAATTCTTCATCGTTGCTGGGATACATCCAGCAATACCATCCACGAGGCGAAGGATCCTGTATCAACTCTTTGATAGGATGACCGGCGTTGGGTGGTGTCTTGCCATCTTCAAAGCGCCAGTGGTGTATGCTGTTGCCTCGCCTAATGGGTTCTATATAATTCATGACCACCTCAATACGAACATTACCCTATCCTCTGGATCCTTAAACCAAAACATGCTTTCTTTCATGTACCATCGTGCGTGTAACACAAAGTCTTCGTTTCTAGATGGCCATTGTGGATCTGCATTCCTATTACCACATTTGCCCATTGTTTCAACACACCAGAGAAACATATCTGGCCAACTCTTGCCACGCGGTGCCACGCAATTATACACTATTCCTGTGACATAGCCAACCTTCATGATGAGTTCTGGCGTTTCTTGTTGTGCCATAACGGCACTGACCACCCAGTTATAGCCATCATACATTTCAATCGTTGATATTGTTGTGTTGAAACGGATTGCACCAACAGCAGGATCAATATGTGCGCCCGGCATTCCGACTGGAAATTTCATGACCACCTCAGCATGAACATCAACATGTCTTCCCTATAGCGAAAGAATATCCTGCCTTGGAATATCCCCCAACGTCCTTCGTCGTTGTAATTTTCCAAGTTGGCCATGTTTGGGAAATGTTTGGATGCAACGATACCTTGACCAAACATATCCGTGCACCAACGATCCATGTCTATAAACTTCTTCTGCGGTGATGATATTTCCCTGATGGGGATAGCATACCACTGCGTTTCATCTGCAGACCTTTCAAGTGTAGCAGTATTCATTCAACGTCACTCATCAGTGTAAACCAGAAAGCCTGCTGTTCATCAGCAAAGCGCACTTGTAATACAGGACTACCATCGTTGTATAATCTTTCATATGTTGCACCCGGACAATTTACCAACAGCCATTCTTCGAGATATTCAAACCCCGGATAAGGACGCTTGAAAGGTGCAATATTTTCAGCATAACACCATAGCGTCTTGCTGTCAACGAACTTGCGTATGGTTGGCGACCAATAGCACTCTCCTGCAAAGTCATAACCAAAATTCAACCCATCCACCTTAGGGTAAAGATCACAGCATCCTCGCCATTCTCAAACAGGAAGTCACTGCCTGTTCTTTCAATCTTGCTGTTGCAATTTTCAGCAATCCAGTAAGCAATATCAACTGCATGTTCGTTGCTTCTAAAGCTGGGCAAGGTTACCCTAACCCATCCTATTCCCTGTAACATGCCCCACAAGATTTCTTTGTCAATTTCTCTTGCCATTTCGCTGGCAAGAACGCTGGCCAGCTCTTGTTCTACATCTACAGTCACATCCACCTCAGCTTGAACATCATTGCAGCCTGCTCGTCTCGAAACTCAAATATGTCATATGCTGTACGTTTGCCACATCCTGTTTCTTTACACCACTCGGCCATTTCTTCAACCAGGTATTCTGGTGCGGCAGGTGCCCAACCCTCTGTGTTGTCTGGGTCTTGCATTATCACTCGCAGTCTGATCTTGCGCTTGGGTAACTCTACCTTTTCATAGACCTTGATGTGATAATCAGCCTTGCGCATTCGTTCAGCTGCCTTGGCCAGGCTTCTCTGAGAACTCGCTCGGGTACTTGCCAGGCACACCCAACCAGCGGTCTGCATCTTCTGGCGGAGAAATTTGCTTGTAGATTTGTGGCCATGTCTTGGAAAATTCAGCATTCAACTTGATCCACTTGTCTGCGCCTGTATCACTGTCTGCTTGGATTGCCTCGGCTGGACATTCTGGTACACACACTCCGCAATCAATGCACTCGTCAGGATTGATTACCAGCATGTTCTCCCCTTCGTAGAAACAGTCCACAGGGCACACACTGACACAATCTGTGTACTTGCATTTGATACAATTATCGTTGACTACATAGGTCACTGTGATTTCCTTATTCTATGAATCCCACTTCTTTGCGGAATTGTTGTTGATCATTCTTGTAACGATCATAAGCAATAACAGAGGCAAAAATAACAACAGCGATCAACCAAAAAATAACCCCCAGCACAAAAGCCATGGCGGCTTCTCTAGGTGTACTCTGATTGGCCATGCTGGTGAAAATTTCAATCAATGTATTGGCAACAGACAGGCCAATCAATGATCCAATTATGGTCACGGATGCGGCAGTGGCACCCGTTGACAGACTCTTCTTGAAAAACATGCGATATCTATTCCACCCATTTCTAAACATGGCTACTCCTTGAAGAAATTTATAATGTACATTGTAGCAGTGATTTCTATTGCAGTCAACCTAGGTCAAAAGAAAAGGGCCACAGTGGCCCTTTTTTGTCAACAACTAAAAATTATTTCAGAATCTGAGTTTGCCAATTGGGACCATAACGCCTGACCAAATATTGGTTGGCTCTACGCTCTCCGCTGGCAATCATTCCAGATATCCAAAGTGAAAAAAATCTTCCAATCATAGATATCTGTTTCCGTGCTTCTTGTGAAATTCTTCCTGCATGGCGCGGGCGTCTTCAATTGCCACCAGGAACATCCATACTGCTTTGAACGGTGCAAATAAAATAGTCTTGATTAAATCCATGATTGATTTCCCTCTTCGATTCTATTGTATCTCGTGATCCAATGGTCTAGATCAGCTGAGTTGCTGATGTTTTTACTGGCCAAATAATTTTCCAATCGAGACTGGTAGTCTTGCTTTGGAAACATTTCAGCCAGACGTTCTAGTAGCTTTGCTATCATAGTCATCATTTCTCTCCTTATTAAGCGAGCAGTGCTTGTTGGCCTCTCTTGAGCACCAACTAGTGAAAACGTGTAATGGTTTCTACTAATACTATTTATGTTGCAGTGCATTATAGCTAACACTCTACAGAATGTCAACCAGCATACCCTGTTACAAGATTAAATACCTATAGAGGAAACTATGACAACGAAAAATCCAAGCCACTACATGTATTTTGATCCCAATCCAATTACGGATCCACTAGAACTCAACTATGACACAGTAAAAAACGAATTTTATGACCTCTTGCGCTTTGAGCAACATATCAAAAACACCGGCGGTGAAAACCCTGCACTAAATTGGGGTATGGAAATGGGCAAAAAACTCAACAGAGAAAGCATGTCATTTGATGGTGCCCCATTGTACTTTGGCAATTTCAAAGCCATACCTGTATTTTTACGCAAGAGTCTGCTGGACGATGCTGAAAAGCGAGACATGGTCTGGGGTGAAAAAGAACAACGTAGAATATACTACACAAGACTGAAACAGATGCCGTTTTTGCGTGACTGGATTGATACCAACTTTGACGCAATTGGTGCTGTGACATTTAATATCATGCATCCAGGAACCACGCTAAATCATCATTGGGGACTGGATCGCAGGTATTTGCGCTGTCATCTTTGCTTCAAGGCTGACCCACATTGTGTGTTTGACATACAAGGCGAACAGCATGCCTGGAAGGAAAAAGAAATATTTGGCTTTGATGATGGGTCAGTACTGCATGGCACAGCCCATCGCGGCAACGACTTCCGGATCATCATGCTGTTTGATGTGCTGAAAACATCTCTTAGGCCTTACACTAAAAATTGGAACTGTAGAGACGATTGGACCACATGGGATGGAACTAAAGAAAGACCACCCAGAGAAGAATGGCCAGCAGTTACAGATTGGAAACAATTAGAACAAGAATCTGGATGGAATAAAAAAGCCTAGGCTTTTTGAGCCCAGGCTTTTTCAAACTTCCTTAGTGCTAGTTGTCTAGCCAGCCATAATCTAAACTTCACATAGTCGGATAGTACCGGATCTTCATCTACTATCTTGCCAAATTCACGTGATTTTAGATTGCGACCAAATGTGACTTCGTCATCAATGACAACGTCATCATTGTGCTCTAGATTACTTAGTAGCGGCTTTTGCGTCTGCTTTAGGTGCGTCTTTCTTAGCAGGTTCGCTTTTGACAGGCTTCTTTTCGTCTTTCTTGGCTTCTGCTTTAGCAGGTGCTGAAGCGGCAGGTGCGGCTGGCTTGGCTTCTTCTTTCTTGGCAGGTGCTTGAGCAAATGCTGATACTGCAAACAATGATGCTACGAGTGCGGATACGAGTTTCATGGATATCTCCTTAGGTTAGAAACTATGCTTGGCGATATTGCCTTGCATATACATATAACGCTTTAGACACATCAACCGTTGACATCAAACGGATGCACTGTCGTCCAAATTAGGAACAATCCTAGGACAGCATCCACTATCCTGATAGTCGTTGTCGTCAAATGGATTCACGCCCATTTGATTGGCCAGCGTCATGGCAATATTTTCATATTCATAAATTTGAGATTCCAGTGTGCGTATCTGCTCCTGTTGTTCGTCGATCCTGCGTTCGAGCAATTGAGCATGATTGCATCCGCTACCGTCGCAATTATGATTTGGAAGTTCTAACATGGCAATCACTGCGGCATGTTTTTCAGCATCCAGCAGTCTTAGAGCTGTTGCGGCACTGAACATAACAGAACGTAGATCATTTACCTGTTGCGATCTTGCTTCTATGTCGCCTTGGAGGCTGGCCACACGATTGGACAGTTTATTGCCCAACTCAAATATGATGTTTTTTGTGTTGTTATTCATTGTAACAGTATACCTGATACAGACTTGTTTGTCAAGTGAGATTTATTCCCCAACGAGCGCATTCAGGTTTCCAGGAATAAAATGTACGCTGTCCGTGTGTCATTCGATGATATGGGCCTTTTTCAAACTCCCATTGATGCACCATCTCATGAGCCATCACACGTATGAATGTTTTGCTGTTGGGAATCCAACGATGCATGCGAATCACTTTGCAAACTGGCTTGCCGTAAACATACATGCCTTCGCACTCGCCCCAGAAGTTTTGTTTGTAGTCACGTATGACTATTTTAGGACGAGAAAGTTGCCCTTTGAACACAGTTCGATTCAATGCATTATACACACGTTCAGCATACTGTGCGTCTGGCTTCCAGAATACGCCATCTTCTTGCCCATGCTCAGCCAACTTGCGCAATCGCTGTATGCCGCGTTTGCGTTTTTCAATTTCGGATTTCTTTCTCATAAAAACCCCCTATAATTGGATATCTACTTTCTACTATTACTTATCAGCAGAACCAACTTTTATAGAGGGTTTAAGTAGGGTTTTATTCTGGCTCTACTGTGACTGCCAGCGGAAACCCGTTGTTACGTGCAATGGTAATTGTTTCGCCTGCTTTTTGTTCAGCTACTTCTAGAGAATACACACCTACAGCGGCTCGTCCATCATTGTGTATCTTTACAGTGAGCTCTGTTGATCTGTCATGATTGTGATGAAATATTGCTTCTAGTATCTGCATCACAAAATCCATAGGAGTCACATCGTCATTGTGAAACACCACGGCAAAACGCCCAGGTTCTTTTGGACCTCGCTTGGTGCGTTCTTTTTGTTGAGTTTGGACTTCGGTATCTATGCTCATTGTGTTTCCCTGTGTAATAGTACTGGGGGTTTTATCCCCCAGTACGTTAGGCCATTAGCTGGCGGCGATAGCAATACGCTTGGGCTTGGCTTCTTCCGGTACAACTCTTTCAAGTGTTACCGTGAGCATTCCGTTGCGAAGATCTGCTCCTTTTACTTCCATGTGATCGGCCAATCGGAATGTGCGTGAAAAAGCACGTGTTCCGATTCCCTTATGGAGGTACTCACGCTCGTCGGCTTCTTTCTTGGCGGCTTCTACAGTGAGAATGCCGTCCTTGACATGTAGGTCAATGTCTTCCTGAGCAAAGCCTGCAACTGCAAGTTCAATCACATAGTGATCTTCGCCGTTGCGAATCACGTTGCAAGGAGGATATCCCGACACACTCTTAGGTTCATCCATGAAACGATTGAGCTCATTGAACAGGCGATCGATGCCTACAAAGCTGTGATAGTAAGGTGCTAGATTAAAGTTATTACCCATGATGTTTTCTCCTTTTAAGCGAGTTAACAAAGTAATGTTCTGGGTAGACACATTACTCGGTAGAGCCCGTCTTCGGCACTCTACAGCTATTATTTATTATCTTGGTACTAACTGTCAAGCGAAAAATGTCCGTATCGCGCCCGTTTATCGGATAATCGTAAGGGCTCTTCTGTTTAGGGCGCGATCTCGTTCATCATGCTCGGCAAAAATAATAGGACGTTCCTTGCCATAACTGACGATCTGAATTTCACGAACATACCCGCTCATTGCATTGTGTGACACAAAAAAATCCTTGACGGCCTGGGCTCGTTTTTCTCCCAGCATGAGATTATATTCTGTGGTTCCTTTGCTATCGCAATGCCCTTCGATTAAAAGTACAAGTCCTTCGTGCTTCTTCATCCAATCCAACTGCTTGAATAGATCGCCGGCAGCGGCATTGGTGATTACTGCGCTGTCAGGATCGAAATATATCGTGTCTTGGCATGACTTTTGAAAGTCCTGCTCGTCCCAACGACCTCCCAATTTACATTTCTCTGCCAAGACTGATGTTAGCATAGCAACGGGTGCTTTCAGCGCCAATCTAAACTTAGACGGTACATCATTTGACAACCACTCAAGCATTTTCTGTTTCGGTATAACACCAACACGGCGAGATATTTCTTGTCCGTTTTCGTCTAAAACGATAAAAGCAGGAACACCACGAATGCCTAGCGGAGCGACTCGGTCTGGTTCTTGATCTATATTGATACGTTCCAATGAATAATGATTTTTGACGCCATCATTGGTGCCAAATATATCTGAGATTATCGCACTTGACATACGGCAAGGATCGCACCAGTCTGCTGTAAAATACAATAGCTTCTTCATGTTAATGCCCTGTATGGAACAGCTTGTCAAACTGATTCTGGGCATCTTCCATGCCAGGTTCAACAACAATCCACACCTGCTCACCCTTGGGCACAACAAAAGTATCAATCATGATAGTACGGCTGTCTGCTGAGTTGACACCACTCATCCTGCGTCCTGCAGGCATCCAATAGCAATCGCCCGGACCAGCTTTTTGTATAGTGGGTTCGCCATCCAGGTACAGACTCATTTCACCTGACACTACACAAGTCTGCCCGCCATGTGGGTGCACATGAATAGGACTGCGTGTGCCTTGGTCACGTACACTACGTGAAGTAACTACTACCCAGCCTGTGGGTTTACCTTTGGCATCTAGTACATCTTGTGTGAGCAATCGACTTTCAAACATGGTCTTGCTGGGCTTGTTAGGTGGTACTTCACCATTGATGCGATCAGATCGTTCAATGTTGGGATTTGGCAGTTGTGTTACTGCGTCAGTGATCTGACTGTTGATACTAATCAACAGTGCCGCCGAAGCAACTCCAAGTGTTGCCAGTGCCAACCACATTTTTCTGTTCATCATGCTTCCTCCAAAGATAGCTCACCAATCAATTCAACATCGGTGTCACTGTTATAAAGACCAGCTTCTTCCCAGGCACTGTAGGAATCTTCTTCCCATAGTGCTTCTAGACGTTCACGTTCTTCCTCTGGAATGCTGTCTGGCCAAGTCCAATCTTCCCAACAGCCGTCATCCATGCTGTCCAGTTCCCAATCGTAGTCGCTGTCATATACAGAGTAACCATTGGGATTGGCAAGATCAATGTCTGGCTTTTCGTCGCTTTCGCAATAGAAAGTACCCCAGCGGAACCCAGTCTCTCTCGTGATGGGTTCATCATAATCTGGGTGTGTCCAATGTTCGCGCTCGATACAACTCTTCTTCTCGAGATTTGAAAGTTTCCATGTTGCCATAGTGGCCTCCTATATGTGTGTATGTATTGTATTACTTTAGACGCTGGCTGTCAACATATTTTTGCCAACGCTTCTTGGCCGCCTTCTTGGCCTCTCTGCGCTGGATGCTGGGCTTTACGTAGAACTGCTTTTCTTGTAGTTCTTTAAGAATGCCCGAATCATTTACCTTGCGTTTGAATCTACTCAATGCCTTGGCAAAAGGTTCGTTCTCACGAACCTCGACTGTTAATCCAGTCAATGCCTTGGGCTTATATTCTCTAGCCATTTACTTGCTCGCTGTCTTTGCTCGTCCAAGAAGAAGACTCATCCGGTTACCATTGAGTTCTTCTCTACCCTCTCGTTGGGCGCCGCTTTGAGTAATGATTTTTTCTATTAGGTCTTTACCCAAGTCACCGGCACGACTATTTTCGCGTCCGCGAAAACGTATTGTGATCTTCACGCGATCACCACTTTCAACCCATTCTTGTATTTTACGAATCTTGACACCCAAGTCATGATCGTCAATACCGGGTCTCATGGTCAGCTCATGCACTTCACCGCCGCGATTGCGCTCGGCTGCACGACGTTCTTTTTCAGACTTGGACTTTTGATAAAGCCATTTGCCCATGTCCATGATCTTTGCTACAGGGGGATCTACCTGAGGGTTAATGACCACAAGATCCAGTCCTTGTTCTTGTGCCATTCTCAGCGCATCTCTTGTGTCAAGAATGCCTAAGTTTTTTTCTCCGTCTTCGGTGATTGCGACTACTCGCAATTTCCAAGCACGAATTCCTTCGTTGTGTGCAGGAAGGTCTTTCCGCACAGGTTGTAGTTGTCTAGCCATATTAAGCTACATTACCTCGGGTGTTGTTCACACGAGCCTCTCCGTATATGATCATGGGTTCCTTTTTACCGTTGATTACGTCTTCATCTACGATTATCCTCAGTGCACCTTCTTTGGCCAGTGTGGGCAATCGATACTGTGTTTCTAGCAGTGCTTTTTCCAAGACACTTCTAAGTCCTCGGGCGCCAGTACCACGCTCAAGACATTCCTTGGCAACTGCTAGTCTAGCAGGTTGTGTTAGTTCTAGTTCTACTCCGTCGATCCTGAACAAACTGCACATTTGTTTTTCAATGGAGTTTTCTGGTACATTCATTGCACGTACAAGATCCTCTTCTGTCAGGGCTTTGAGTCCAACCACGTTGGGCAAGCGACCTACCAGTTCTGGAATCACACCATATGAATGCAGATCTTCTGGACGTACATCTTGTTCCCAATCATGGGAATCAGATTCATTTTTAAGGCTTGCGGCAAATCCAATGCTGGTTTTTCCTGCACGGCGCTTGGTTACGATCTCATCGAGCCCAACAAACGCACCGCCAAGGATGAACAAGATATTGGTGGTGTTCACTGTGAGCATGTCTTGCCCTGGATGCTTGCGACCGCCAGCAGGAGGAACCTTACATTCAGTTCCTTCAATGATCTTGAGTAATGCTTGCTGTACACCTTCGCCACTTACATCGCGTGTGATGCTGGTATTCTCACCACCCTTGCGAGCTTTCTTGTCAAACTCATCAAGGTATATGATACCACGCTCTGCTTTCTTGACATCGCCTTCAGCGGCAACAATCAGTCGATGTATCACGCTTTCCACGTCGTCACCGACATAACCTGATTCTGTAAGGCTAGTCGCATCTGCCACAGCAAAAGGAACATCGAGCAGTCTGGCCACAGTTTTGGCCAACAAGGTCTTGCCTGATCCAGTTGGCCCGAGCATGAGAATATTGCTTTTGTCTATTTCAGTGTCAGCTGTTCCAGAGATGCGCTTGAAATGATTATACACGCCTACAGCAAGTACTTTCTTTGCATAGTCTTGCCCAATGACATATCTGTCCAAGAAAGCCTTGATGGCTTCTGGTGTCTTGTCTATTAAACCTTCTTGATTTTTTGGAACGTCTTTGATGATGTCATGACACAGTGTGATACACTCGTCGCATATGAATGCCGAATCACCTGCCACTAGTTTTTTAACTTCGTCTCTGGGCTTTGCACAGAAACTGCATACTAGTCCCTTCTTGGTGTCAACCATTATTTCTTTCCTTGATTGATTCGAGAAATGTGTCTATATCGTCGTAGGTTCGAGCGGCAATAGCAGTGAGAAGAGATTGCAGTGTTTCTTCGGTATCATCAGTAACATGCCACCAAACATTGCTCTGTTCTACATGAGCAGAACCAATCATGCTTTGCGCTACTGTTAGACTGTTGGTATCCAACAGCACAAAGTCTGAATATGGAATGTATAAAAGTTGCCAAGTTATATCCTCTGGCGTTTCTGGTGATTCGATATGATAAAAAGTCAATTTGGTATGAAAACTTTTTTCTAGTGCGTCACTGGTTTCTTTGATCCAGTCTTCGTCTGTGCTGATCAAACTGAATCTTAATCCTGTGCTAGGCATATACACCGTAGGAGGTGTTACATAAAGTGCTGATGTATCAGACATTGACCATTAACCTTTTTTAGTTATATCACGCGGTGGCGCAACAAATCCCGGAGGGCCACCTGAGTTTTGACGTCGGCTAAATGGATCATCAACACGGTTCTCTTCTACTATACGAGCATATACTTGTTGTAGTGTTTCGTCGTCGGCTTTGGATAAAACTTCTTTCAAATCGTCCTCGGGTAAACCATCTATTGTTTCTATTATAGATTTATCTACTTGTTTGTCAACCTCGGTCTTGCTCTTCTTGCCCAGTTCAATGTCTATTTTGGATTTTACACTATGAATCTTTGCTTTGGGCCAGATCATCTCTTTTGGAGGCTCTGCTGGCCTTTGGACGAAAGGGAGAGGATCAGTTTCCGCTGCCGTCTCCTTTGCCTCGGCTTTGGCTACCACAGTCTCAAGATTTGACTCAACATCAATTTGGCCCAAATTGATCTGTGTTACTGCGTCAGTGATCTGTGGGTTAACAACGTCTGGCTTCTGCGTGACAGAATCAGTTATTTGGTCATTTACTGCTGGCGGAAAAGACTTGAGTGCTTCTTTTTCTTCCTTATTCCATCTCATATTCATGTTGGCTGCTATAACTAACAGCACAGCCAGCGGATCAAACACAAAGATAAGGGTGATGATCAGAAAACGCACAGCAGAATCAAAATGGCTCTTGGCATCTCCTCCCCAAATCATTTCAGCTACGTATTTGATTGGCCCAACCTCGGCTTCAAGTGTACGCATCTGTGCCGCAACAGGTGCACGTTCTTCACGAAGCTTTTGAATTGTTTCTTGTGACTTGTTGATAATACCCTGCTGTACATCTCGTTCTTTGGCCTGGGTTCTGCGCAAGTTTGCGGCCTGATTAGTATTACGCTCGGCCGCGGCCTGCGCGGCCTGTTGCTGAGCGGCAGTGGCATTGGATGCAATGTTGCCAACACCTCTTCCTAACGCCTGGTTAACAGCATCGTCCATTTGCCTTAACACAGTTTTTGCTGAATCAATATTGGCCTGTTGTGCTTTGATCTTCTCGTCGATGATCTCTATCTTGGTCGCTATGTCACCTGCAGGCATGGCCTGGTCCAGGTGCGCCTTGCTGAGAAAGCCAAAAATGCCCAAGCTAGTTACGAACATAAGAACAAACACAGCAAAACTGAGATACCCTTTCAGAATAAAGGGCACCCTTCTCCAGTTATTGTACAACCAAGATGCTGTGACCAGTTTGGCCACTTCTAGCGTGGATGCCATGATGGCAACTGGCAGACTAGCTGCCGCAAAAAGCACCATGAGGCCGGCAACCGAATACCATGCGGCAACAGCTGATAGTGCAAGTGCAATGAATAGTACGAGATATGCCATAGTGAGTATATTTACCTAGTTTTGTTGTTCTTTTGGTTTATAAAAAACGTGCTGACCTAGTCTCACCGTGTGATGCTGTAGTTTGCTCCAACCTGGCTTTATGTAAGCCGCATGGAAGTAAGTAGCACCATCTGTGATGTCATCAAAGAGATCCTTACGATGCATCAAGGTGGCGCTGAGCAACACAATCTGTTCCCATTGCTCGCCCGTTGGCTTTTTATTACGTAAGCTCGGTTCTGCTGTCCAGCTGAATTGTCCAGGCTGATAAACTACTTCGCATATGGTTTTAGGCCAGGACGTATGTTCCGCACGATTCAATGTGACTAAACCCACTGCCAATTGGCCATCTGAAGGTTCACCTCGGCTTTCATACCAGATATTTTTGGCCAAGCAAATAACTTGACGATCGCGCAACATGCGTTCCGGCAACCATCGGCTGTATGACTCGGCAATATCAAATGGATCTCTTCGTGCAGGTGCTACACTGGCAGACTCAGGTAACGCAATCATAGACAAATCTCTGTGAATTGTCTCTCGTATAGACCCTTGAATGTCGGTCTGATTGGCCAGGGCAGTTAGCACAGCCACTGGCGGTATTGATAGAATGAAACTAAGAATCAAAGCAGGCAGGCAAAGCCAGCCAACTAGGTTCATAGTGAACGTGCCTTTAAGACGTTCGATCATTTCGATTCTCCTCTCGGTTAGCTACGTTTCTCTTTGTGGACCGTGTACCTGTCCACTTTGATTCACGCAGGCTTCTCCAATATCGGGAAGCTAGTGATCACGACGTTGTTAGGCGATTTCAACCAAGCTATCGAGCCGGAAACTACGCCAGGCTCCGAGGTCAAGATCCCACACCGCGATCGTACTGTCTGACTCGCGTCGTTCAGTACTGGTCCGTGTTGACTCTGTGATCATCTCGGGTAATGCATCAGGGCGTAGCGTACAGCGCATCACACGCTGAGTGCCATCCTTCTTGGTGAAGGTAACCGTTGCATCTTGCTTGCGCAACATTTCGGTTAGTTCTGTCTTTGTCATTTGCATTCCTTACGATGTTACTGTGTCAGTCTCTGTATTATACAAGGTCTGTGTGTTGTTGTCAACTGGTATTGCATCCACAGAAACGGGGGTATTTTTAAGGTACCCCCGTATCCATAGTTTATTTCAAGCCTGGCGAACCAAGTAGGTTTCGCGCATGCTTGTGAATCCAAAATACTCGTAAGCCAACTTCTTTACAACTTCCTTATCGTATGGCTTACAGCTGAAGACGTCCAAATAAAGGTCTCCGCTTTCGCTACAAAAATGTCCGCAAATGTTGCTGGTTTCAATCAACTGGACAAGCGTATAGCCTTCCTTGTTGCCTGTTCCAAACAACACCACCTGTGGGTCGCCGTAAGCAACCATATCAATATCCTTGACTAGTGTCTTGGCGAATTCTGCGATATGTTTACCATCAGTCACCGCATCGCGCCTTCCGTCAGCGCAATCCAGGATAAGATGATAACCCCAATAAGACTTATTCATTGTGTTAGTTCCCATCAATTATTTACCGTATTCCTCTCGGAATCCCGGAGCTGGTCGCCGGCGGAAGCGGTGGGATTCGAACCCACGGAACCCATTAAACGTGGCTCACTTGTGTGTTACAAGAGCATTAAACCACTCTGCCACACTTCCTAAAGCATTACCGGCCTTCTCGGCCGGTAATTTAATTATGACATAATAGCAAAAAGCTATTGTTATGTCAAGTTCTTCCCCATTTTATCTTGTTCCAAACACGCTCATGTGCCCAGAACAAGAATATTTTGGTAACAACTTCTGTTAGTGCAATACCGCCAGCCAGCGCAAGTTCGCCTGTGATCAACCAACTGATTAAAAAGGTATCTAGAGTTCCTGTTGCTCTCCAGCTGATTGCCTTGGCAAGACTCCTGCGGTTGGTATCGCTCACAGTTCGCCTTTGGCCTTCATTTCAGCACGGATGTTGGTGGCACTGATCTGTGTGATGCTTTCATCAAATGTTTCTTCACCTGATGTGTAACCTACACCGCGGCCCCAACCAATGTGTACAATGTTAGGTACTACTTGTATTTCATACATGCCTTGATAAAGAGGATCTAGGTCACGTGTGATATACCCTTTAACCTGATCCACAGCAAATGGATTGCTACCCTGCCAACCCTGTACATCTCGAATCTGAATGATCACTTGTCCTGTGCGTTGCAACAGTCTTTCAAACAAGGCACGATGACCCGGATGCCAAGGTTGCCAGCGACCCAACATCTGTACTGTTTCTTTCTTCCAGTCAAACACAGAGCGTCGCTTGTTCATCACAATATGATCTGCTACAAACTCTGCCCAGACTTCGCATTTTTGTTCAGTGATGCGGAAGTCATACACTGTGGGCGGAACAAACATCTTGTTGGTGTCTTCAAATCGACCCTTGTCAATGGTGTCAACCCATATGGTCCAGTCTGCGTGATAAGCACTGCGCATCTGTTCTGTTGGTGCCACAAAGTCACAGATCACATAGTCTGCTGTGCACTCTTCGGCCAGTGTACGCATGCGGTTGGCTTGACGCATACGACCTTCGGGACTGAAATCCCAGTCGTTGTACTTGGTACGTATCTCGTCGGCATTGAACCACTCAACCCGGCGGCCACGTGCTTCAATTTGTGCTTTGAGTTCCTTGGCCAGGAAAGTCTTTCCTGCTCCAGGTAAACCCATGATTAATATTTTCTGACTCATGACATCTCCTTTGTAAATTTTTCTGTAAATGCGTCCCATTCCTGATACATCAGTGCATTGATGCGTTCAGCATCACTATGAGTGACAACATTGTTTATCATCTTGGAATACTTGTAGATAAAACTCATGCCTTGCATGCGTTTCTTTTGACCACGTGCGGCTATTGCATTGAGCTGTTCGTATGCTTCTGACGCAGTCATGCCCATCATTTCAGCATGGAAATGTATGTTTGCAGTGTACTCATTGTTGCTATGGTCACAGTCTCGCAGTTCAATTTCAACTATGCTTTCCATGCCTGGAAAAATCAACTCAGTTGAGTGAGAAATCCATCTTGCCACTAGATTGAAAAGACCAGACATGATGGGTTCGCGTAATTTTACGTAATTTATCGTTGTTACTGTTTCTTCTGGAAATAAAGTTGTGGATTCGTCTTTGACAGTGAGTCTTGGACTCACTGTCAATATTTTTCCTGCCATCATGGTTTTGTTGATTTGAGAATAAAGAGGGTGGGCGCGATCCATCCTAAGCACTTTGGTTTTATCTAAGCCCTGTGCCAAAAAGTTTGGTATCTGAGCGTTTTGATCAACACCCAACAACACAGAAGTGTATTTGTCAATTAGAAGATATTTTGTCATCAACATATTTATGTACGTCGTTTACGGCCTAGAGTTAACTGCTTAAATAACTCATGGGCAACTATATCGGTCACCACATAGATCAACATGCTACATCATGTCCCCTTAAAGAACTGCTTAGTCCGTACAGACGACGCATATTCAACATACTGGACGTGATATCAATCACTATCATCAGTTTTAGCTTGGGCTATATAATTGGCCTCTTGTTGCACTGAGAGGTGACATGAAGATCTTTTACATCCATGGGGCAAATGCTTCTCCCCAGAGCTTTACCTTCCTCTCAAACTTGATATCGCATGATTCCGAATTTGCCGACTACAGCAGTAGCGACGGATTCTTCAACAATCTAAAGCGCATGCAAGATCAAGTAACGCAAGGCGATTGGTTTATTGTGTCGCACAGCCTGGGCGGTATCTATTCGATCCACTTGAGTTCTTTTCTAGGCAGCAGGTTCAAAGGAGCAGTGAGTCTTAGTACACCATATGGTGGCAGTGAACTGAGCGACATGTTGATGTTCGTGCATCCGTTCACAAGACTATTCAGGGATACAGGCACTGCAAGCAATCCCATAACGGAAGCTCAACATATCATACAGAATACTAAACCATCAAACTGGACTGCTGTGGTTACATCAAGCGGGCGTGTGCCTTATCTACCAGGACACAATGACGGTGTGGTCACTGTGTCAAGTCAGTTGGCCTTGATTGAATACATGGACATCATCAAGATCGACTGTAATCATTATGAAATACTACAGGACCGTGCTGCCGCAGATATTGTGCTGTCTAAATTATCCGTAGTGCCTTGTAGCCAGATCGCTTAGATATCGTACTTGTGCTACCTCAGCAGGAACAGTTTTACGAGTGACATCAGAGTACCAAGTCAAAAAGGTATTCATGGTTTTGAGTGAATTCAAAACTGGTTCCTGATTCATCTGTTTCCTTGTTAGATTCTCTACCTTTATCACAAATTCATGCCATTGAAAATGTGTTTTATATTTGCCCCAGTTGGGCGCAAGATCGCTGGCCAAGTGACCTAAGACTCCAGGGCTGGTCCATCCAGGCGTGACTGCCAAATTGAATGTAGGGATGATTGAATCCAACAATCCAATGCTTTCTAACCAAGCAGGAATGGCTGGTAGAGATGCATAGCTTAATGTACTAACAGTTACGTTGATTTCATGGCAGTATCCACGTTCGTGCAACAGCTGAATGTTCTTTTCAAACACTGACCATTTAAGCCCGCCGCGAATAAATTCAGCTGCCTCCCCCACCGCATCAACACTTAGCCGTATGTCAATACTCCAGCCTGCATCTCTAAGCCTATCCAACTGCTCCATGAATTTTTCACCATAACGATCGGTGAAATTACCATTGCTGGTAATCCTGATGGCTGGCTTGTTTGCAAATTCAATTTCTAGCAATTGGTCAACAAATGTAACAAAGGTTGGATCAACACTGGGTTCACCACCATATACATGTATACGTTCAATTGTTTTTGCGTGACGTTTGATTGTGTCAAGCAACTTTGTCAATGCCAACTGACGCTTCTCTTCAGAAACTACTGCTTTTCTTTGATCACTATTGAGCCAGTGAAATTCTTTTGGCTTTTCATTTATCTGTAGTATGCCTTGCCACTGACTGCTGAATCCTGGACCGCATGTGGCACATTTCATATTGCATGTGGTGCTGAGTACGATATCTATATATCGCAGGCCCAACACAGACGCATCTGTGCCGTTGTTGGCTTTACGATAGCTAGTGGAGCCTCTATCCTCATCATCCCAGCATGCTTTGCATGCAGTTGGTTTACGATTCTCCATCAACAGTTCTTTGACTTCTGTTAGACGTTTTGTGATGGGGTAATGCTCTTGGAAACCTGGTGTGAAGGGAACCTTACAGCACCAGCGCCAAAGGTCGCTCTCGAGGTTGACCGAGAGCCAGGTCCATGGAAATTGACAAAAATTATTTTCTGCGGTCATTTAATTGCTCGATTTCAAAATTATGCTTGTATTTAATCCTAAGAGAAAAGGGTCCGGAGACCCTTTTCTTTGGTTACTATTTGATCAAGCTGTGACCTGAGACACTGCCGAAACAACAGCGGCAATACGACCAATATCACGCAGTTGTGTCACTGTGATACCATGCTCCTTGAGTAGCTTGTAATGGCTACCAATGCAGAAATGACATTTGCCCACAATGCTTGCGGCCAATGCATACATCTCAAACTTTTCACGGCTCACACCACCAAATGTGGCATAGGCGTTCATGCGCAGTTCTGGACGCTGTGTTTTTAGGTCATCGTCGGAGGCCATTTCCACATAGGGATACCAAACATTGTTCATGCCCATCAATGATGCCGCTGTGAGAGCAGCCGCATGTTCTGGTTCATCAGCAAAGTCTGCACGTATCGCGGCAGTCAATGCAGTGTTCTTGGTAGCAAAGGCAGCAGCCAGAGCCACTGCTTGTGCATCAACTGCATCCAGACTGCTACGATTGATCACTGCATCAAGATTGAGCCTGATATCCTTGGCCCAATCTGGGATCAAGTCCTTGTAGTGATCAACCCAACTCATAGAGTGGCTCCGCCTACCCCGCGATTGCAAGGGCAAAGTTCGTCAGTCTGGAGACCATCAAGGATGCGCAGGATTTCTTCTGGATTACGTCCTACGTTAAGGTTGTTAACACTCACATGCTGGATCACATTGTCTGGGTCAACAATAAATGTGGCACGAAGAGCCACGCCTTCCTTTTCATCTCGCACACCCAACTGATCAATCAAGTTGCCCTGGAACTGGCCCAAGGTGTCACCAAACGCATAGTGACCCAGTCGATCTAGATCCTTGTGTGCACGACGCCATGCCAGTTGTGCATGCTCGTTGTCAGTTGATCCGCCCAACAGCACACAATCACGATCAGCAAAGTCCTTGGCCAATCGGTCAAAGGCCACGATCTCAGTTGGGCAAACAAATGTAAAGGCCTTGGGATAGTAATAGATCACCTTCCACTTGCCTGGGAAACTCTCGTGCGTGATAGTTTCAAACGCACTAACACCCTTTTCCTCGTGTTCATTGAATCCTGGCTTG